ACTATGAAGATCTAGACCAGCCGATCCGATTGTTTGGTATTGAGGAATAATTGCATCCTCATGTAACTTCTCAAATGTCATCCAGTAACATTCCTTGTAAGCATGTCATAATAGTTGCTCCATTTAGTTTAAACTTCATGGAATCAATATCCAATCCGTTATCTATGGCCCATGGAATTAACTGTTCCTGTACAAATTCTAGTACAGGGTCGATTTCATCCACTATGGCTACAGTGGGATTATTCCCAAATAGCTTGACCACATTATCGTCCATTATGACAGACCCTAATAAACCTTGCTTTAGTGTTAGTTTTGTCGGGATTAGGGATTGAAAAGCAAACCCGTTTTCCGGCAGCAAGGGCCTTGACTTTGAATATAGCTCGGTCTATAACTCCCCAAGTGTCAAACGAATGTGCTGTCGAAACATTACGACGTTCGCCCTTAGAGACCTGCTTTGACCTTTTTCTCTTTTTACCCAAAAGTCCATTTCCTTTTTCTTAAATATGATACCTGATTATGTATGGCCTTTTCTGTTCGGCCTGGTAGCAGTTCAAGAAGTTCCTTCATCGGCTTGAGCTTATAATACTTTTTCAAAACGTAACGCTCCTCGTCCGTCCAAGGTCTCTTCTTGTACTGCATTCATGTAATATATGTGATTTTAGCTCGAAAGTCAAGACATATTTTGGCCCAAACTAGGAAAGATTTGTTTTGGGTTGCTTAATTTATTTCTTGACATCAAGGCTCAAAGTGTGTATAGTGCATAACATGACTGAGAAGAAATGTCAAAAGAAGTGCAAGCTAGACCAAGATAATTTGGTCTGCCTTGGATGTGGTAGAACCCTAATGGAGATTATAGATGCAGGAAACGCACACGCAAAAAATGGAAAGAAAAAGAAAGCAACGTGATCTTTGGTATCGCTCGACAGGGCAAAAGCTCATTCTAGCTAATATCTCGAAGAATCACATGGACTACGGAATGAGCCCAGCTCAGCATCTACGTGCTAAGCAGGAACGCGCAGAAAATAATTCTTGACTTTTGGTGTAACTTTTGTTATATCAGATACATAGTCGCTGACAGCCGACAATAAAAGCGGACAAGACCGGAGTTCGATTCTCCGCGGCTCCACCATAGACACACCACTGTTTGATCGACAGAGTATGGTACTAACTGGATCGTATGCCAGTAGATAGGGTTCGAGTCCCTTGGTGTGTCTTTGATGGGGCCGACCTGGGTTCGATTGACGTGTAATAGGAACGCCGAGACTATTGACTGGCAAAGTGCCACTAAACTAAATGCTAACGATAACGATAGCTTTGCAGATATCCGCCTAGCGGCATAATCTACACGGGTACGGCTCCACCTTGGAACAGAACGGGCCATTTTTCATAGGGAGATAAAATGAGTAATCCATGGACTATACCTTTCGACGGCATCACGCATGTTTGTTGGAAAGATAAAGAAGGTACTCCACAGCACAGGAAGATGACATTCGCGGAAGAAAGCGCTTATTTCAAATCTAGTGACAAGGAGAAATACCTCAATGAACTACTCCGTATCTGAGGAAGTACCCCTAGCTTGGGATCATATCATCAATACCTTTATAACTATGGTAGAAAATGATGTTAACTTTAATAATGGGGTAGCAATTGAAGATGTTCAATGTTCAGTACGACACGGAACTTTAGCTATTATGTATAGAGGTGGAAGCAAGATAACAGATGCTTTCTCTATGTTTGCTAAAGAAATGTCTGCTAATACTTGTTCAGGATGTTCAATGCCTTCTACTAGGCGTATATTTGGATCTCCTAAATGTGATGACTGCTACTAGGGGGCTTAACAGCCCCCTATTTGCATTTGTCTGGCTGATTCGTAAGAATCACAGAGCAGAAATATGCTATTCTTCGCATTAAGGATGCTAGGATTCGGTAAAAAGTTACTAGAACTAGCTATTAAACATTGGAAGATAGTACTTCCGGTAGTTATAATTATAGTAGAGTTCTTTGTAGTATCCAATGTTTATTATAACAAAGGCGTTACAGAAGAACGCACTAAGTGGGAAAAGAAAATAGAAGAAGAAGGTGAGAAGAACAAAAAACTCACAGATTCTATAGCGACCCAAGCAGTTAACTACGGTGAGCTTGCTAGAAAGCAAGATCAGGCTAGAGTACAAAAAGAAGTTATTCATGAAAATAGTATCAGAACTATTATTCAAGAAAAGCCTATATATAAAGAGTGTAAAACAGATGCAGATGTTCTAAAAGAACTTAATGCAATCAGAGGGTTAGGACAATGAAAAAACTAATATTAGCTTTGGCACTTCTTACTACCGCTTGTGCAGGTAAGGAGACAGGACTAGCCCCAGCGGTGCAAATTCCTCCTCTTCCAGGAAATCTCGCACAAAAAGCAGAGCCTCTACCTCCTATTACAGATCCAACTATGGGCGGACTTGTACAGGCTAATGTAGATACAAGTAAACGATATAATGCAGTATCTTTCCAACTAAATAAGATCATAGATCTATATGTTTGCGTAAAAGATGCTGTAAATGACAAGAAGGAACTCAAATGTCAATAGAAACTACACTAGCAGAACGTGGCGCTCGTTATGGCTCTTTTGAGGAGCACGCCACTATTGCTCAAGCTATTCAGGATGCCTTTCGTATCTATCCTGAGAAGTGGGAACGACTCCCTCCAGTAGTAAAGCAAGGATTCACCACACTAGCGGATAAGTTCGCTCGTGCTATTAATGGTGATCCTATGTATGATGATAACTACCATGACATTGGCGGGTACGCTAAGCTTATGGAAGACTGGGTTAAGAAGATTAATAATCTGTCTTGACTTTACTACTGTTCTTTGCTATAAAGGCTTACTATGAATTTATTTTATCTTGACCATGATTTAAACAAATGTGCCGAGTATCATATCGACAAGCACGTAGGTAAGATGCAGCTGGAAGCAGCGCAGCTTATGACTACTACACTGTGGGTCGATAAGTATCTAGGCTTCATTCCACGTAAACTAACAAGCGAAGAACTAGGAGTTATTAATGAACATAAGCGTAATGAACCGGCTATTGACCAGCGTGTATTCACTCGATACCTGCCTACTCACATCAATCATCCCAGCGCTATTTGGGCACGTAGTAGCCTAGAGCATCACTACTGGATTATCAACTACATCAATGCTCTCAATGAGGAGACGATGTGGCGTGGTAATAAATCTCACGCATCCTGTGCAGAGGCCAATCGTATGCCAGAGCCTACTAGACTACCCAATGTAGGGTGGTCTACTCCAACTCTTGCAATGCCAGATCAGCTTAAGAGTGACGATGCTGTCGCTTCTTATCGCAAGTTCTATATGCTAGACAAAGGTCCGTTTGCTTCATGGAAAGTACGTGGTAAACCAGACTGGTGGGATGACGACATGGTAGCTGCACAGGCTGGAAGAATCTCAGGACGATAATGGATTTAGTTTTATCAATAATTCTCATTTTGGTTATGATAGCTATATTAGCACAGATACCTTGGCAGATATGGTTAATTACCATTTTTATATTAGCTATAGTAGGGAGTATTAAAGAATAATGTTATATACTGGCTCTGGGAATATCCCACATCATATATACTGTTGGGTAGACTCATCATTCATTCGCAAGGATGTAGAGCCATATACCTTTGAACCCTGCATTTGGTTCGCTTTACATTCAAAACCTGGACACTCTTGGGGCTGTCATGTAATGCTAGAGTGCGGTGCTGTGTGGAGGGGTGTTCCTCCTCACGCTCTAGCATTCTCTCCGGAACCGAAACCTCTATGGTCTCTTGAAGATTCTCAGGTTTGGGACTGCTACGGCGATCAATTCTCAGTAATAAAGTATGACTATTTGAATAATCAAACAGCTGAGATACGTAGGAGCGGCGAGTTTGGCATGTATTTGTTTACTGCCGTTCCTATGAATGACGGATACACTATGGACCCATCCCAGTCGAAAGAGTTCATGTTCATAGAACTAGACAATGGCAGACTTTGTATCATGCCCACAAACGAGTTAAGATTTCATGATAAATCTTATACCGAAGGCGACTGGCCTACAAATATTAAATTAAACACAACATCATGGAGAGTCGAATGAAAGATAAGATTAAAAGAGTGCTTAAGAAGCATTTCCAGGCCCATATTGATAAGCACGCAATGAACGTCCACATTATGATGGACAATCCAATGGCTATTCATGATCATACTGATTTTATGGCCGCTATTGAACTTGAGCTAGCACATATTGCCGAGTACAAGGATAAACTAGAGGCACTGGAAGAGATTCAATGAGTGAAGTAAACCTAATCTCTATCTCTAAGCCCAGTGCCTATACAGACTGTAACACAGCCGAAGAACTAGTAGCTTGGGGAGCTAGAGTATCTAATCCCTCGAATCAAAATAATATGGCGACAGCTAATAAATTGGTTAGTTATCTAATTAAGAATCAGCACTGGTCGCCACTGGAGATGGTCCATGTCAGCATGGAAATTAAAACAACTAGAGATATTGCTCGCCAAATCTTACGACACAGAAGCTTCGCCTTCCAAGAATATAGCCAACGTTATGCTGATCCAACAAGAGATCTTGGCTTTGTTACAAGGGAAGCTCGCTTACAAGATCGGAAGAATAGACAGAACTCCGTCGAAGTAGATGACGCAAGGTTGGTCGAAGAGTGGAACATGATGCAACACTATGCCATTCAAACTGCTTCGGAAGCATATGAGTGGGCAGTTCGTAATGGTATTGCCAAGGAACAAGCACGTTCTGTGCTTCCAGAAGGCTGTACAGAATCAACCATGATTATGGCGGGAACTCTTCGTAGCTGGATTCATTATTGCCAGCTTCGTATGGATAAAGCCACTCAAAAGGAACATCGCATTGTTGCAGAACAGTGCTGGAACATTATTCAACAACATTTTCCAAATGTTGTTGAGGCCTGTCAAGGAACAGTGGAATGAATATGGAACTAGAATATAACGAAGACCTCGATGAATACTTTATTGTTATACCAGAGAGCATGCTTAGAAGGCTCGATTGGGAAGAGGGTGATATGCTTGACTACGATCTAGATGAGGAAGTGCTTAGGATCTTCAAAATTTAACTTGACATTACGAGTCTTTGTTAGTATAATAGCAATTCATTTTTCAGGGAGATAATCATGGCAATCCGTAGTAAAGTAAAGGTTAAGGAAGGCGAAAACCTTACTGAAACCACTATTAAGAGGGTTATCGAACTTCTAGAAGCTCAGAAGCCTATCTCTAAGAAAGACGCTTGTGATATTCTTAATATCTCATATAATACTACACGTCTTACCAAGATTATCGAACAGTTTAAGCAAGACCAAGATGAGCAGCAGCGTCGTCGCGCTGCAAATCGTGGCAAAGCTGCAACCCCATTTGAGATTCAGGCCATTATTGAGGGCTATCTCGATGGAGACGCAATAGCAGACATTTCAAAGCGTATATTCCGTTCTACGGGCTTTGTGAAGGAAGTTATTGAGTCGGTAGGCGTTCCACAGAAAGTTGTAGGTGCCAACTATTGGCAGCCTGGAATTATTCCGGAACCCTGTGCACGAGAAGAATTCGAGCTAGGCCAAGTTGTTTGGCATGCTCGTAGGCATTGTATGGCCATCGTGTTAGAACGTAAGCATACGGTAAGTGAAAAGCACATCGCTAATTACTACCAAGTTTACGTTGTTGAGCCGATTGAAGAAGTTTCACCTTATTTTCCTCAGATTGATGGATATGGTGGCTACTACGACGGTGCCTATGCGTACGATCTAGGATCACTAGATCACCTTAAACAATATGGAGTGGACGTATATCGTCCATATAGACCCTACTTTAAAAAGTGGCTTGAAGGAAAATAAATTGCTTGTACATCATCACCTTGTAGTGAGGGCAGAATTAGCTGCCCCACCAACTGACCCAACTTATATTACTATCTGGAAGAAGAACCTAGTAGAAGCTATTGGAATGAAAATTCTAATGGGCCCATATGCTACGTATTCTGATATGGAGGGTAATCGTGGATTAACCGTAGCGACAGTCATTGAGACTAGTCATATAGTTCTGCACGTCTGGGACGAAGAAAGTCCTGGCCTGATGCAACTTGATGTGTACTCTTGTGCCGAGTTTGATAAAAATACTATTTTTGCTGCAATTCAAGAGTTTCTGCCCACAAAAATAGACTACAAATTTCTAGACCGTACAGGCGACTTTATCCTAGCCTCGTAGAAAAATAACTTGACTTCACATCCTTTTTGGAGTAACATTACATGTTAGAAAAAACTTTCACAGCTCTTGGCATTGGCGGAGTTATCCTACTGATTGTAGGAGTATTCGTTCTAGGCCCTTGGCTATCTATTTTAGCGGTTAACCAGCTATTTGGCACAACTATCCAGCTTACATTCTGGAATTGGTTGAGCGCATTTTGGCTCCATATTATAGTAGCCAGCACCACATCTAAGAGCTAGGCTGCATTAGCGGCAAGCACGTACTCTTCGGTACGTTATAGTTGGACATGGTACAAACTATACAAATAAAACGAGGTACGCGAGCTCAAATTGAGGCTGCTAAGGCAGCAGGTCAGCTAAGAGACGGTGAGCCTTACTTAATCACAGACGAAAACAGATTGGCCGTTGGTACTAGTACCAGCGGCTATTCGTCGTTTGCAAAAACAGAAGAACTAAAAGACGAAAAAGTAGCCGTTGTTGCAAATGGTACCCCAGGATATTTAGGAGGCACTACTGGAACAAATGGGGTACTTAGAACTAACAGTAGTATAACAATTCAAAAAGATATCAACAACAGCTTCATGGAATTAGCTGTAGCGAATGTAGACTTCGGCACATTCTGAGAATAAATAAATGGCAAATCTTTTAAAGATTAAAAGAGGTACTAGAGCTCAACTTAATGCTGCTGTCACAGGTAATACATTAAATCTTGGCGAACCGTACCTAATTACAGACGAAAATCGTATCGCAGTAGGTACAGGATCAAACAGTTATGAAGTATTCGCTAAATCTAGCGAAGTTCAGGCACTAGATGCCGACCTTACTTCAATTTCTGGACTAACAGGTACAGGATTCCTAAAGAGAAGCGGTGTCGACACTTATGTACTAGATAATAGTACATACTTAACAGCAGAGAGTGATACATTAGCTACAGTAACTGGTCGTGGAGCATCTACTGCTACCGCAGTTACATTAACTGGAGGTGTAACTCTCAACGCTGCTGGCTCAACAAATGGCGCTATCTTTGCTGGTTCCACAAGTGGAACGACCAAAGTAGTAGCAAGTGCTGTTGCAGGTACAACTACTCTAACATTGCCTGCAAGTACTGGTACAGTAGCTTTAACAAGTGATCTACCTACAGTAAACAACGGTACTCTTACATTTTCAATAGGTGCTGCAGGCGCAAGTAATACAACAGTTACAGTTGGTACTGGTACTGGATATAGTGCAAATACAGCAACTAATACAACATATAGTATTAGTGTAGGTCCGGCACTCACAGCCCTAGCCACATTCATGAATACAGCTACCGCTGGTTTCATTAGACGTACAGGTACTGATACTTATGCTATTGATACAAGTACGTATCTAACTGGCAACCAGTCAATTTCTATTTCTGGGGACGCTTCTGGTAGTGGTACTACCGCAATTACACTAACACTAGCAAACTCTGGTGTTACTGCGGGTACATATACTAAAGTACAGGTTGATGCTAAAGGACGTGTAATTGCTAGCAGCTCACTGGCTGCTTCAGATATACCTACACTTACTGCTGCAAAGATTAGTGATTTTGATACTCAGGTAAGAACATCACGTCTAGACCAAATGGCAGCTCCTACAGCTTCTGTTGCTTTCAACTCACAAAAGATCACAGGTCTTGCTGATCCTACCGCTGCACAAGATGCAGCTACTAAGAACTACGTGGATCTTGCTATTCAAGGACTCGATCCTAAAGCAAGCACTGTAGTAGCAACAACTGCTAACTTAACAGTAACAGCTACTACACAAACACTAACTAATAGTGGGACTCAAGCCGCACTAGCTATTGATGGTGTCACACTAGCGGCGAATGATCGCGTACTTGTTAAAGATCAGACTACTCCTGCACAAAATGGTATTTTCGTAGTAACCAACATTGGTTCCGGATCTACAAACTGGGTACTTACTCGCTCAGATGATGCCAGTTTATGGTCTGAACTACCTGCTGCGTTTGTATTCGTTGAAAAAGGCTCCACAAATGCTGATAACGGTTTTCTATTCACAGTAGAGCAGGGTGGTACACTTGGTACAACTCCAATTACAATTACACAGTTCTCCGGAGCTGGACAAATTACCGCAGGTAATGGTCTAACTAAGACAGGCAATACAATCGACGTTGTAGGTACTGCTAACCGCATTACAGTTGCAGCCGATGCGGTTGACATTGCCTCTACCTATGTGGGTCAAACTTCGATCACTACACTTGGTACAGTAGGTACCGGTACCTGGAACGCTACAGCTATTGGCGCAATTTATGGTGGTACAGGACAGACAACATATGCAGCCGGTGACATCCTTTATGCTAATGGTACCAATACTTTGACCAAGCTTACTAAGCCAGCGTCATTAGATTCATTTTTACAAATGACCAGTGCTGGTGTTCCATCATGGGTCAGCACAATTGACGGCGGAACATTCTAATAATTAAAGCCCCGCTTATATAAGCACTGGAGGGAGGCATATGCCAAATACAATTCAATTAAGAAGGTCGGCTACTGCAAATGCGGTGCCGACCACCGCGCAGCTAGCCCTTGGTGAGCTGGCTATTAATACGACTGATGGTAAGTTATACTTAAAGAAAAACGTTAGTGGTACAGAATCAATCGTAGAAATAGGTGCTGGTGGGGCAAGCATTAGTGTATCTGATACAGCCCCATCATCCCCAGGTAATGGCTCACTATGGTGGAACAGCACTGTTGGTGTTCTAAAAATTTACTATAATGATGGTACATCTAGTCAATGGGTCGATGCCTATGCGACACCTGTAGGCGTTACATCTGGCGGAGTGGCATACCCACAGAACGTCCAAAACGGCAACTACACTCTCGTTTTGGGTGACGCTGGTAAGCATATTTACTCCAGTAATACCGGCGCACAGACCATTACAATCCCGACAAACGCGTCGGTGGCCTTCCCAATCGGGACGCTGGTTACGATTGTGAACGATGGTACTACTGATATTTCGCTTTCTGTTACAGGAGTGTCTGTCTATAATAACGGTGCTATTTTTACTCTTGGTAATCCACAGATAGCTTCCGGCATGGCGGTTCAGCTTATTAAAACTGGAACTAATGCTTGGAAAGCAACATTCGGCACAATGCTTAACATTATACCTCTTCAGTATCTTGTTATTGGTGGCGGCGGTGGTGGTAACTCATCGAATGGCGGTGGTGGCGGCGCTGGCGGGTATGTAACTGGTTCTCAAACATTTACCGGAGGAACCATTGCGGTAACTGTAGGTGCTGGTGGGAGCGTGAACGTCAATGGCGCTAATTCATCCTTGGGTGCAATTTCTACTGCAATAGGTGGTGGTCGCGGCGGCGGTGATGGAGGCGGCGGCGTTACTGGAAGCTCTGGCGGCTCTGGCGGTGGCGGTGGTGGCTATGGGCCTTCTGCTGGTGGCTCAGGTACTGCTGGACAAGGTAATAATGGCGGCAATAGCGGTGACGGTTATGGGTGTGCAGGTGGTGGAGGCGCAGGTGAAGCTGGGCCAAACGGAGCGCAATATACACCAACCCGTGGAGGAAATGGCCTCGCATCATCAATTACAGGTACATCTGTAACACGCGCTGGTGGCGGTGGCGGCGGAAATATTTTTGGGGCTCCCAAGGCTGGTGGTGATGGCGGCGGCGGTGCTGGTGGCGGTTCAGGAAGCGCTGCTGTATCAGGCACAGCCAATACAGGCAGCGGTGGTGGCGGACAGGCACAGACAGGCACTGGCGGTTCTGGTGGCTCTGGTGTAGTTATCATAAGTTCGCCTTTCGCCGCGGGTTCAACCACAGGCTCACCAACAATTACAACATCAGGTGGGAACACAATTTACCAATTCAACTCATCTGGCACTATTACATTTTAAGGAAACATCATGGCACATTTTGCAAAAGTTATTGACGGCATCGTCACAGAAGTACTTGTTATCGAGCAAGACGTTATCGACACTGGTATGTTCGGCGACCCAGCACTTTGGGTGCAAACATCATACAACACTTATGGCGGTCAGCATCCAGAAGGACGTCCGCTGCGTAAAAACTACGCAGGTGTTGGGTATACATACGATGCAGAGCGCGATGCGTTTATCCCACCACAACCATTCCAATCATGGGAATTAAACGAAACAACTTGTTTATGGGAATCTCTTGTCGAATATCCAAATGACGGAAACCTATATTCATGGAACGAGGACTCACTTAACTGGGACTTACAACAACCGTAAGCATAATTTGCTTGTGCGATTGCTCAGCCAAGGCAGTCCTTAGGATACTATATGGCATTAGATTTTCCGTCTAGTCCAACTAATGGACAGACTTTTACATCAGGAAGTAGAACCTGGACTTATAATACTACAACATCCTCTTGGGAGTCTACTAGCCCTGCTACTAGTCCGCAAACAGCTAACTATGTTTATGCGGCTCCAAATGGTGCGACAGGTCTTCCTACATTTCGTGCGATAGTCGCTGCTGATATACCTACACTTAACCAGAATACTACAGGAACAGCAGCTACAATTACTGGGGTTTACTCTGGTACAATAACTTCTTCGCAAGTAACAACTGGTCTTGGATTCACTCCATATAATGCGACCAACCCAAGTGGTTATACATCAAATCTTGGCACTGTAACGTCGGTTGGTGGAACTGGTACCGTCAGCGGACTTACTCTGTCAGGAACTGTTACTGGAAGTGGTAATTTAACACTAGGTGGAACACTTTCAGTAACTGCATCAAATTTTGCATCACAAACAGCAAATACTTTTTTATCTGCTCCAAACGGGGCAGCAGGCACACCAACCTTCCGTGCGATAGTTGCTGCTGATATACCTACACTCAATCAAAATACAAGCGGCAGTGCCGGTAGTTTATCCGATTTCAGTAATTACATGGTTAATAGAGGTACTGTAGCCCAGGCTAATGTAGATACTGCTATTTTGAATGGTTTTTATACTCAGACTAACGCTTTAGATAGTCAGGCATTACTAGTATTTAATGCAGGGGGTTCTCTAGGCCCGCTTCAAATGACATTTACCTATGGTGGGTTAATGCAGTTTAGAAACAAAACAGATTCCGCAAACTTTACAGCATGGAAAACAGTTGTAACTGGGGTTTCTGGAACAGCCCCTATAGTTTCAAGCGGTGGAGCTACTCCGGCTATCTCTATAAGTGCAGCTACAACATCAGCAGCCGGCTCTATGAGTGCTGCCGATAAAACCAAATTAGATGGCATAGCTGCTAGTGCTAATAACTACGTTCTGCCAAAAGCAACCGCCTCAGCATTAGGTGGCGTGGAAGTATTTGATGCCACTGTTCAAACTGTAGCAGCAAACGCTGTTACTACCACAGCATCACGTACTTACGGCGTTCAATTAAATGCTGCTGACCAAATGGTTGTGAACGTGCCGTGGAGTGATACAACAGGAGACGCTACAAAGCTACCTCTCTCTGGTGGAACTCTTACAGGCGTACTTACTGTCCCAGCTAATGCTACAACATCTGGCGGAGGTATTAATTTCTCGGGCACGGGGAGCACCTTCATTCGTGGAACTAGCGGGGATGGTGCGAGCAGCACTACATCCAACCTACAGCTTCAATCGTGGTTTGGGATTGGGTTTGGCCCAAGCATTTCAGGACAAACTGTTCCAATTGGCGAAAATGCTGCTTGGCTTGATTGCCGTAGTGGTAGCTTTAGCGCAAGAGCGGATTTCCGCGCACCCATTTTCTACGACAGCAACAATACCTCTTATTATAGTGATCCAAGTAGCACCTCAAGGTTTTCCAATTTTCTTTTAGGCGGAAATGAAGTTTATGTCTATGAAGGTACTACAAACGTATTAAATATTCGTACAGGGGCGAGTCCAAACCACAAATACTTTGGTTTTGGAACTGATGGTAGATTCACAGCAAGTAATGGTGGTATTACATCTACTAGCGATGCACGTGCAACAATATTTTATGATGTTGATAACACAGCTTATTACATGAACCCCCTGGGAACAACCAATCTTCTTGGAAATCTATACATAGCAAGAGATGGAACATCTAACGATGTGTTTGGTGGTTTAGAAGTCCGTGAGTACTCTTATGCTGGTGCAGCTACTGGTGCAGCAACTGAGGCGCCAGGTATTAACTTCCACTGGTCAAACCGTGGAGCCGCTCGTATCTATATGAACGGCGCTGGTAACTTTGTATTTGCTGGCCAAAGTGATATTACAAATAATAGAAGAGATATTATCTTTGCTTCTGGCTATGCAGCAACCCGTGTTGACGCCCCAATCTTCCGTGATAGTGATGATACAGCCAGATTCTTTAATGGTACTGGCGGAATTAACTTCCTAACAGGTTCTAGCAACCGTGTCACAGTTTACAGCGATGACTCTGGTTTATACGTAAACAATGCTGAAGGGGCTGGTGGTCTTTTACGTCTTGGTGCCGCTTACAATCTTACAGGAATATACGTTAACCCAAGTCTTTATCTACAGTCAGAAAACACTATCTTCTTCCGTACTCAAAATGTACAAAGAATGTCTATTGACAGCAGTGGAATACTTACAGTATCTGGTTCTGCAAGAGCACCTATTTTCTATGATACCGACAATACTGGTTTTTATGTAAATCCCGCTGGTGACACAAACCTTAACAAAACATTCACATATTTGGGTGGAAAGGACGTAAACACTAACTGGAATACTGGTTTCCAAAATACACCAGCTCAGTCCTACAATTTTCATGGAGATGTTTCTTCAGGTGGCCCAGCAGGTACATGGTGGTTCTACGAAAGTATGCGTCACTCAAACGCAAGTAATTATTGGGGTACGCAGATTGCTTGGGGCTGGGAAGATAATGCGAACAGACTACAACAGCGTAACGTTACAAACGGATCGTTCGGTGGATGGGTTGAGTATCTAAACACGTCCGATCGTACGTACAATGGTAACTTATATATGACCGGCTCCATCAGGTCTACGTCTAGTGATATGAGGGCACCTGTATTTTATGACCAGGATAATACTGGCTACTACATAAACGCCGCGGGTACATCATACATCAATGCTTTAAATATTGGTCCTACTGCTAACGGTGCCTCATACCTAAATATTAATGGTTACAATGCCTATGGAGGTACAGGTTTTCATGGATTCCTGACAATCTATAACACATATGCTTCGGCAACAAATCCACAGCAATTTTGGAGATTGAACGGTGCTGGTGGGTTTGAAATTGTTAACTCACCATACAATGCTGTGTTGTTTACATTTACACAGGGAGGCGACTTTACTGCTGCTGGTAACGTCACAGCTTATTCTGATCGTAAGTTAAAAGATAACTTCGAACCAATCTCCGATGCCATACAGAAAGTAATGCAACTTAACGGCGTAACCTTTACACGTATTGATAAAGAAGACACAACAACTCGTTATGCAGGTCTAATTGCCCAGGATGTAGAGCCAGTATTGCCTGAAGCTGTACAGAAGAACGATACCATGTCTTATGGGGAAGTACTCTCAGTGGACTACAATGGTACTATTGCTCTTCTGGTTGAGGCGATCAAAGAACAACAATTCCAAATCATTGAGCTTAAAAAAGAGCTTAATAAATTATTAGGAGAATAAAATGATATACACATGGAAAATTAATACCATAAAAAAGCAGGATGATCCTTCCACAGAACTAAATGATATTATCGTGCAGACCTACTGGGAATGCACTGGCACTGACGAAAACGGTAATAGTGGCACTTTTAATGGTGCCACCCCATTTCAGCCAGACCAAATAGATGCAGCTAATTTTACTGCTTATGAAAATCTAACTGAAGCGCAAGTTATTGGTTGGATTCAATCAGTAGTCAATGCAAATCCTGGCTACAAGGCTCATATCGAGGAGCAGATTCAGAAGCAGATTGATGCTATTGTCACACCAATCACCGAAGTAACAGATGGAGCACTGCCATGGGCTCCTCCATCAGAAACTACACCACTAACCGCATAAAGGAGAATTTATGAATAACCCAGAATTAGACCCAAAGCTTGAAGATAACCAGCAAGTACCTACAGTTAATCTTCAACTAAACATTAATGAATTAAACATCATACTAGCGGGTCTACAGGAGCTTCCGCACAAAGCGTCGGATCCTATTATACGCAAACTAATGCAGGAAGCCCAGGCTCAATTAGGATAATAAAATGGCACTACCAACGAGCACAATCAGCATGTCTCAGGTTAATACAGAACTGGGCCGTAGTGCTACTGCTTCTATAAATCTAAATGAATCGGCTGTGCGCTCGTTGGCAGGTGTTGCCTCGGGGGCTATTTCTATGAATAACCTTCGAGGTAAGTCCGCGGCACCAGCTACATATACAGCATCTTACTTAATTGTTGCTGGTGGTGGTGGCGGTGGTACGTGGCAAGGGGGCGGAGGTGGAGCAGGCGGTCTAAGGTCTGGCTCTACTACATTAAATAGAAATACAGTGTACACAGTTACCGTCGGTGCTGGAGCTGCTCTAGTTACCAACAGTGCTGGTAATAACGGCTCTGGATCTTCTGCTTTAGGCGTCTCTACAACAGGCGGCGGTGGCGGCGGCTATGGAGGCGGCGCTGCAGGAAAAAATGGTGGTTCCGGCGGCGGTGGCGGTGGATATAATTATGTTGCCAGTACTAATGGCAGTGGAATAAGTGGTGAAGGTACATATGGCGGAACCGGTAGCGATGCTGATAGCGGTGGCGTTTACGGTGGCGGCGGGGGCGGCGGTAGCTTATATCCTGGACAAGGTGGTTCTGACTTTGCCGGAGGTGATGGCGGTAGTGGTTCAACATCAAGTATTACCGGCTCATCTATAGTATATGCCGGTGGTGGTGGTGGAAGTAGTTATGGTACTAGCTCACCAGGAAATGGTGGAGATGGTGGAGGCGGATCAGCAGGCACAAACTTTGTAGCTGGGCAACCTGGGTTTACAAACAGAGGCGGCGGCGGTGGCGGTGGATTTAATGCCGGAGGTGGTTCGACTAACGCTGGTGGCGCAGGAGGTTCTGGCGTAGTTATTATTTCAGTACCAACATCATCCTACACGGGAACTACAACCGGATCACCAGTAATCACAACAAGTGGTGCAAATACTATTCTTAAATTTAATTCATCAGGAAGTTACACAGCGTGAATCATTTCACAAAAGCTATAAACAGGCCTTTTTAAAAAATGTCTTGACTTTCGATCTATTTTGCATTATATTGATAATAACAAATGAGGGCGTGGCGAAATGGTAGACGCAAGAGACTTAAAATCTCTCGGTTCATCCGTGCGGGTTCGAGTCCCGCCGCCCTTACCATAGTCCTATAGCTTAAAGGTAGAGCGGTCGGATTTATATCCCGAAGCCCAGATTAGGGATCGGTCTCGGTTCGAATCCGAGTAGGACTACCAGTTTTGGAGGAAGTATGAAAGTAGTTATCACAAGTAGTTATCCTCTTCGGGATGGAAATATTACTTCTTATTACAGTTTTCCCGTATACTCTACTGATATAGAGGAAACTCTGTGCAGACAGCTAGAGTTCCTTAAGCAGTATGATAAATTCTCTCTCGAAATGAAGATTACACAGGGATCTGAAAAAAGTTCTTGACATTATAGTATAACTTAGCTATAGTATGTTTTCAATGAAAGGAAAGCCCAATGAACATCGAAGCTATTCGAAACCTGCTAAAAACAGATTTAGTTACTGTAGTCTTTACCAAAAAGGACGGGACTAAGCGCGAGATGCATTGCACTACTATTTCTGAGTATCTCCCTGAGATAGCTCGTAGTATTACTAATATGCCACCAAAAGAAGATGTTGTAACTGTATGGGATCTAGAGCAGAACGCTTGGCGTTCATTCTTGCTCGATTCTATCGTATCTATTGAGACGGATGATTTTAAATATGTGGTTGAACGCGCGTAAGGCAATTCTAGCGTCTAGTGAACACTCGTCGATTTACATTGGCTGTGACTCCTTACGTATCCCTAAAAAGAATAAGGCTCTGTACTCTACAGTAGTAGTTCTACACATGGACTCAAAGCATGGATGTAAGATTTTCCATAATCAGATAACTGTTCCAGACTATGGTCAGATGCGTCCACGACTTCTTATGGAAGTGCAATACGCTCTTGAGGCTTTCTACGCTATCGAAGATATAGTAGGAAATCGACGTCTAGAGGTTCATCTAGATGTTAACCCGGATCCTCGCCATGCAAGTAACGTAGTTACTAGTGAAGCACTAGGGTGGGTTAGAGGACTAGGTATTCAGGCTAGAATTAAGCCAGATAGTTTCGCTGCTACTACAGCGGCCGACCATTTCGTAAGACACTAGGTCCCGTAGCTCAGCTGGATAGAGCACGAGCCTTCTAAGCTTGGGGTCACAGGTTCGAATCCTGTCGGGATCACCATTTCTAATATTCCCTGATGGCGCAGCGGTAGCGCAGTTGACTGTTAATCAATTGGTCGGAGGTTCGAATCCTTCTCAGGGAGCCAGGACATTTATGATTGAATATGCACTTTTAGGGTACGCCCTTACAATTCTTATATTTTTTGGTTGGGTAATAAAGGATGCCAAAAGGTACTCTCCTTCATTCATCCTAGCTGTTACCTTATTTAGCTTATTTTGGCCAATAGTTTTGGTCATATATTTGCTAGATAACAAAGAAGCCTAGTACTCCTGTAGCTCAATGGTTAGAGCTGACCGCTCATAACGGTTAGGTTAGGGGTTCGAGTCCCTTCGGGAGTACCATTATTTTCATTACTATTATGCCCTTATAGCTCAGTTGGTAGAGCAGTTGATTTGTAATCATCAGGTCCGGCGTTCGAGTCGTCGTGGGGGCACCAGTAACAATAAATAGCTAGTTATATACTAACTCTTGCCCCTTCCTCTAATGGTAAGAGAGCGGACTTTGAATCCGTCAATTTAGGTTCGAGTCCTAGAGGGGCATCCAAAAAGAAAGGAGAACTAATATATGTGGCGTCTATGGTGTAAAGCACTTGGTCAAAAGGCTACAGAATGTAATAAAGAGTCAGATAGAGTAGCTATTATACGCACTATAATTCTAGTCGCATATATGATTGCTAACGCCTTCATCGTGGCGGGTGTCATTAGACACTGGAACGATGGTAATAATACAGCCGAACTTCAGATTGAAGTAGAAGTTCAAGAAAAACAATTCATGCCGTAAGGGTGAATAAATAATCTCGCTTAAGGAGGAGATATATGATGAATAATGATTTTGCACGTTTCTTTGTTGGGTACGACAAAGTACTAGATAAACTAACTAATATTGCGGATCAATCCGCCAGACTAATACAGAATTATCCACCGTTTAATCTTAAAAAAGTCGATGAGAATAAGTACGCTATCGAGATAGCTCTAGCTGGCTTTAGTAAAGAAGATGTTCAGATTGAAATAGATGGCTCAAAGTTAGTTATTACAGGGAACGTAGAATCTAAAGATGCGGAAGATACTTTTGTGTTTAAGGGAATCTCTAATAAGCCGTTTACCCGAGAGTTTACACTAGCAGACAATGTTGAAGTTCAGGGAGCTGAATTTATTAATGGTATGCTAATAATTGCACTCACCACTATAACGCCACAATCTAATAAGAAAAAGATTAATATTAAAGAAGCAGCCAAAGCTAAAACCGTGTCTTAAAACTAGCCTTATGTCAATTTTATTGTTGACATGTGTGCTGATTTTTGCTAGATTGTTAATCTAATTTGAAAGGAAGGTTATGACTGAACCAAAACTAATGGAAATCTGGTGTGAAGGCGATCCCCGTCGCGATTACACCGCCTGCCATCTTGGGTATGGAAAGGGAACCACACTAGCGGAAGCTTGTGAAGATTGGTCCTCACGAAATAACTACTTTAAAGAGCACTATAATCCACACAATATGACGTATTGTGGGTGCAAAGTATTCGATAATGAATCGGATGCGAGGGAATTGTATAACTAATGCGTCGGTGTAGTGAAATGGCTATCATTACGGTCTCCAAAACCGTCGTTCTGGGTTCGAATCCCAGCACCTTCGCCAGTTACTAAATCAAAGAAGGCATAGGTCAAAATATATCTTGACTTATGCCTTTTGTTTTTATATAATTATGAAATCGACGAACAAATAGTCGATATTATTTATTCAAAAAGGAGAATTATTTTGGCGTGGGATGACGACAAGAAGGCTCAAGCGATCGGCATGTACGAAGACCGCGAGCCTACACCTGAGAACTCGATGGACATTGTATCGGAAATTGCTGATGAACTTGGCGAAAGTCCGAACGGCGTCCGTATGATTCTTAGCAAAGCTGGTGTCTACATTAAGAAAGAAGCTGCAGCGGGTGCTGCAAAATCTAAGACTACTAAGACCGCCTCAACACGAGTTAGCAAGGAAGATGCTCAGGCTCAACTTATCGCAGCTATCGAAGCCGCTGGTAAGGAAGTAGACTCTGACATTATCTCAAAGCTAACTGGTAAGGCCGCAGTTTATTTTGCTGGTCTATTCGCCTAACTCATCGGTGCCAGCCCTTAAACGGGCTGGCGCTCGCGTCTGCAAGTATGCCAACCTGCTGACAAGAGAAATATGACAAAAGACGAATTAATTACCACAGTAAGAGAATTCGGGGACGCAACAATAACTTACAGAAGCCTTGAGTCGAAGAAGTTAAAATATAATGTATGCACCCTTGACTACTCTAATGAGTACATTCAAACAAAATCAAATAGAGCGAAAGAAACAGACGATACTGTTTTACTTTTCTGTTGGGATGCAGATTCCTTCAGATTAATTCGGCCCAGTAGTGTAACTAGTGTTGTTCCACTGTCTGCCTCGCTCAAGGGAAGGGCCAATGGATGATGATGAGGAAATTTATTCTCGCATAATCCATGCCACCGACGATTTCCAAGTAAGACTTACAATCAATAGATTTAGGGGCGTAGAATATATGCACTTACGTAAGTATTACTTGGACTTCTCAGAAGAATGGATGCCCACCAAAGATGGTGTAGCTATGCCACTAGACTTGAATAACTCTAAGGAGCTATTTATCGGCTTAGTCGAAATCTTGTCTTTAGCTGAGTCTAAAGATGTGATAGTCTCTAATTTCAGTGAACTTCTACAGGATATTTATCAATGAAACTCTTTCTAGATTACGCGAGTTCTAAATACTACGCTGGTGATCCTATCATTAGCGATGAGGAATTTGATAAACTAGCGGAGTATCATGGCTATGAGAGCGTGGGTGCTCCGGTCACTGGTGATCGGATTGCTCACGCTTTTTCTATGTGGAGCCTACAGAAATGTTACGACGACGAGCCTAGGATTGAGCTTGGTGGAGCAATAGCTGCTACTCCCAAGCTAGATGGGGCTGCTGTTGCTAACTATTATGTTTATGGTAGGCACGTACTATCACTAACTCGTGGCGATGGTAAAGAAGGACTAGATATTACTGATAAGATGCGAACTCTTGTTCCACAAGAGATTGCTTACAGTGAAGTAGAACTTCTACAGATTACCGGCGAAGTCGTTGCTCCTAAGAGCATTGATAACGCCCGTAACTATGCAGCAGGAGCCTTAAATCTAAAATCAGTGGATGAATTTAGAAATCGTGATGTAGTATTTATTGCATACGGAGTTACTCCTAATCAATATGATACTTGGACAGAGGAGATGGCTAAGCTAAGTCTTAGTTCAGAGTTCCGCACTGTATACACTACTCTACCAGATATTCTAGAGAAGTATCCACAAGATGGGATTGTATTCCGTCTAGATGAGTATGCCAAGTTTAATGAACTTGGTTATACCGCAAAGCATCCTCGCGGTGCATTTGCTTTAAAAGAGCGCAAGGGTGGAGTTATCACTAAGCTGCTCGATGTAGAATGGCAGGTTGGCCGAAGTGGGGTGGTAAGTCCCGTTGCAATCTTAGAGCCTGTTATTATCGGTGAAGCCACGGTAGCCCGTGCTACACTACATAACATGAAATACATCCAAGAACTGGATCTAGAACTTGGATGCCTTGTGGAAGTTATACGCTCGGGAGAGATTATTCCACGAGTAGTAAGGAGAATTTATGAATAAACTATTAGTATTCAGTGCTAGTTGGTGTGCGCCTTGCAAGGCCATGAAACCAATGTTAGATGAATTAGATCAAGATCGGTTAGTAAGATACGATATTGATGAGGCTACGAATGAGCGCGCGCAATACGATGTACGCGCAGTACCGACTCTAATTTTAGTAAATGAAACAGGTGAAGAACTAGAGCGCTTGATTGGGTCTCAATCACTTAGCGCGATACAAAAGCTGTTAGATGTCTAAAGGTATCTATAACGCTACTTACTTTAAGAACAATCCAGAGGAGTCAGCTCTCGAAGGAGTGCTCTATATTGTGGTTTTAGTTAATAAAATTACTAATAAAAGAGAGTGCGTTAAGATAGGGATTACCAAAGGTCGTAACTGGAAGGCAGCTATCAAAAGGTCTAGCGGCTTTATTGGTTATGATATTAGGATTCAAAAAATAGTTTCAGGAACTCTTGAGGAAGTATTTTACTTAGAGGACTACCTACACGAACTATGGGCAGACCACAGATATTATGATAGTCATCGGTTCGGTGGACATACGGAATTATTTACTATTGACAAGTTATCTGATATACTTGCAAGCGTGCCAAATGAGCTTTAAAAAAATACTTCTTGACTTTGACCCCTATTATGAGTATAATGGCTTTATCAAGAGCAGAGAGATAATATGCAAATAAACATTCCAACAAATTGTCCATCATGCAACAGCTCTCTTGTTCTTATTAACGATCTTCTCTATTGTCGGAATACAGACTGTGGCTCAATGAGTCGTAAGCGTGTCGAGCATTTTGCATCAACGCTTAAAATCAAAGGTCTGGGTCCAGCAGCAGTGGAGAAGTTAGAACTATCTAGTCCTCTAGATATTTATAACCTAAGCCTTGAGGATATTTCTGAAGGCTTAAACTCGGAGAAGTTAGCAGCTAAGCTGTTTGATGAGATTGAGCAATCTAAGTCTAAACAACTTAATGATGTGCTACCTGCTCTGGGTATTCCGCTAATCGGTAAAACGGCTACAGATAAACTTGCTAAGATTTGTGATGACATTGAGTCCATTACAGAACAAACGTGTAGTGATGCTGGCCTTGGGCCGAAGGCTACAGAAAACCTTATCAATTGGCTAAATGATAACGACTGGTACTTATTCTTACCGCACAATCTTAGTTTCGGAAGTACCAAGGCTATTAGTCAAGTAAGTAAAGGTGTAGTCTGTATCACAGGAAAGCTTAACAGCTTCAAGACAAAAGCGGAAGCCCAAGTCGAACTAGAACGACTAGGTTATGTAGTTAAGTCCTCTATAACGAAGGATGTAACTATTCTAGTAAATGAGAGTGGTAAAGAAACCACAAAAACGCAAAAAGCCAGAGAGTCTGGTGTTTTTGTTATCACAGACCTAAATCTATTTATCAATGGAGAATAATTAAATTATGACTACCCCAAAATGGACCGAAGAACGCACCGCACAACTAGTTGATGGCGTTGCCGACGAGTCCCCAGTAAGCCGCGCAACTGTTGCGGAACTAGCCGATGAGCTAGAAACAAGCACTCGTTCAATTTCATCGAAGCTGCGTAAGCTAGGCTACGACGTTGAGTTGGCTTCTGCTGCTCCTCGTGCGTTCTCTGATGAAGTTACTGCCGAATTGCGTGATTTCGTTCTCGACAACAGCGGTGAATACACCTATGCTGAGATCGCAGAAAACTTCCCAGGCGACTACACTGCCAAGGCTATCCAAGGCAAGATCCTTTCGATGGAACTTACCAGCCACGTTAAGGAAGCTCCTAAGGTTGAGCATGCCAAGTCGTATACTGCTGAAGAAGAAGCACTTGTTCTTAACTTCATCCGTAGCGGCAAGTTCGTAGAAGAAATTGCTGACGCAGTTGGCAAGTCAGTTCAGTCAGTTCGTGGTAAGGCTCTAAGCCTGCAGCGCGCTGGTGAAATCGACGCAATGCCAAAGCAGCGTGATGTTAAGGGTCCAGCTGCTGATCCACTAGAATCTATCGGTGACGTAGCTGCTATGTCGGTTGCTCAGATCGCTGAAAAGATTGGCAAGACCGAGCGCGGTGTAAAGACCATGCTAACACGTCGTGGCCTCAAGGCTGCTGACTATGACGGTGCAGCTAAGAAAGAGAAAGCTGCTGCTTAAGTTTTCTCTTTAAGTGAAAGCCGGAGCAGCTTAAATGCTGCTTCGGCTAAACTTGTTTTAAGGAGATAACTTTGAACCTCGCTAGTGCACTTTTCAAAAGGATTCTCGAAACAGAAGACTTTGATACTTGGTCCAGCTTAAGACGGCACTATCTGCCTAGTGAGTATCACGTAATTTATGATGTTATCGACAAACAAATCGACTCATACCATAAGTTACCAACGATCGAAGAACTTAAGCTGGCAGTTAGAGACGCACCTACCTTAGACAAAGTCTATGCTATTCAAGCAGTTGAGGTAGATGCAGAACCCTTTCTTCTGTTAGACTATCTAAAGAACGAATTTACACAAAAAGAGACTCTATTCCAACTACATAGATATGTAGAAAACTCTATCTCGTTTGAGACGGCAGAAGAAACATTAGAGTCTCTATACGATATTATCTCTAGGATTGAAGATAAGGTAGAATTAAAAGCTATCGAAGACAATCTACAGAAGATGAACCTATTCGAGTCGGATAGTGAGATTGCCGAGTATATTCCTCTCGGACTTAACGCAGAGTTTGACAATAAAGTCCGCTTTAAAAGTTCAGACTATATTCTTATGGGCGGTAAGCGCGGCTCAGGTAAGTCAATTACCTGCTCTAATTTAGCGAATACTGTCTATAATCGTAATAAATCTGTGCTATTCTTCACTATCGAAATGCCGACTCGTGAAGTCCTTCAGCGTCAATGCGCTATTGGATCGGGTGTTCCACACTCTAAGATTAAGTATAGAACACTCGACAATTTAGAATGGTTTAAGGTTGCTCAATGGTGGGCTGATCGCTATGAAAATGGTGATGTTCACTTAGAAACCTATAAAAAGCATAGGGACTTTGATAAGTTTCATGCTGCCCTTCAGAAAGAAAATCTTAACTCAGTACAGATAGATATTGTGTATGACCCTGTACTAACTCTACCGAAACTAAAAGCCGAGATCATTAAAAGAACTAGGAAACTAGGTAATGTTGGCTTAATTATCGTTGACTATGTTAACCAGATTAAGAGAACAACTTCCTCAGAAGATCGCTTTGACTGGAAAGATCAGATTGTGGTTAGTACCGCTCTGAAAACTATTGCTGGTGAACTTCAAATTCCTGTGTTCTCGCCGTATCAAATTGATGCTAGTGGTGAGGCCCGTTTCGCTAAGGGTATTCTAGACTCTGCGGATGCCGCATTTATTCTAGAAGCTGGCCCCGATTCCGTACAATTTACTTGTACTAAGATGCGTGGTGATGCTAAGATTAATTTCACATCTAAAACTGACTGGAATACACTGACTATCGGCCCAGCAAATGGAATGGAGATCACTGTAGAGTCAGCGGAGGAAACTCCAAAGAAGTCAAGTTTTAAGAAAAAGAAAGCACCAAGAGAGGATGAAGATACTAAACCTATTATGGATGGTATTTATGACGATCCTCCCTTTTAACATGAGGCAGGCAAATGATTGTTGATGAACTTTTAACAGCGCAAGGAATAGAGTTCAGACCCAGTGGTAAAGATTATCTTATTAGGTGTCTTAGTCCAGATCATGAAGATAGAAACCCTAGTCTTAGAATTGATAAGACTACTGGTATCTTCAATTGCCTGTCTTGTGGTTACTCTGGTAATTTATTCAATCACTTCGGTGAAAAGCCAGACTGGCTACAGATTAGACGAGAGAGGCTAAAAGGCATGATCTCTGACAAACTTGTGGAAACATCGGGACTTAGTATCCCAGAAAATGCCGTGTCATTCAATCAGGAATGGCGCGGTATATCTGCCTCTACTTTCAACAGGTTTGAGGCATTTCAACATAGTAACTCTGAATATATTGGTCGAGTAGTATTTCCCATACGAGGAATTACTAATAAGATCGTCGCATTTTGCGGTAGACACCAAGGTCAGGTAGACCCTAAGTATCTATTCCACCCTGCTGGCGCTAAATTACCATTATTTCCTATTGTTAAACCAATACAAGGACGAATAATCCTAGTAGAAGGTATCATGGATATGATTAATCTTCACGACAAAGGACTGACTAATGCTGTTTGTGCATTTGGAGTCAACAAGGTTACAGTAGATAAAATAAATATCTTGAAAATTCAAGGAATTTCTGGTATAGATATATTCTTCGATAATGATGATGCTGGGCAGAATGGATCAACAGCATTAAAAGACTTACTAGAGCGTAATGAGCTGACTTCTCGTAATATTACATTCGGTAAAGTTAAAGACCCAGGTGAATTGACAGCCTTACAAGTGATCAAATTAAAGGAGACCTTATACAATGGCTAGTGTAGCAATTATTGAGACTAAACCAAGTCGTAGTGACTTCCATAAAAGTTTCAAGGAGGCATTTGAGTTTGATAGGTATTGCCTATGCTCAGATCCTTCAATCAAGAAGGTTCTTAAAAAGAACGTAGATATTGAATTCGATCCAGATAACTATGAATGGGTTATTTTGGTGGGGTCGGATGCGTGTAAGTATTACACTAAGAACGCTTCCGTAACAGATTATAGTGGTAAGATTGTAGAAGACAAGTTTCTTCCAGTCATTAATCCAGCTATGGTATCATTCAAGCCAGAGTCGGCTCGACTTTGGGAAGAATCACGAGATAATATTATTGGCTATGTAACTGGCGCGAAGCGAGTTGTAAAGTATTCCACAGATCGAATCTATGGTATTACTGACTCAGAGCATCTAAAGCAGTTTCTTCGCGATGCAATTGCCAGCCCCAACCCTTTTATCGGTCTTGACTCTGAAACTACAGCACTATATCCACGTGATGGGTATGTGCTAGGTATTAGCCTTTCTTACGAACGAGATCACGGAGCATATATTGACTCCGACTGCATTGATGATGAAGCATCAGAGCTATTCCAGCAACTATTCAACAAGAAGACTGTAGTATTTCATAACGCTAAGTTCGACTTGGCCTTCATGACTTTTCACTTTGGCTGGAACTTTCCGGTATATGAAGATACTATGCTTCTACACTATTGCATTGATGAAAACCCAGGTACTCACGGCCTAAAGCAATTGGCTCTACAACTCACCGACTATGGTGACTATGAGCAGCCCATGTATGAGTGGATTGACGAATATCGTAAGAAGACTGGATGCTTGAAGGATGACTTCTCCTTTGATCTTATTCCATTCGATATTATCAAGAATTACGCAGCTATCGACGCTGTAGTAACATTCCTCATTTATGCAAAGCTAAAACCTGCTGTTACTAAGAATAAGAAGCTGAATCAAGTATATAATGGTATACTTATTCCGGCCTCTACCTTCCTAATTGAGATTCAGGACAATGGCGTTCCATTTGATATGGCCCGCCTAAAGTTTGCTCAAGGTGAAATGCAGAAAAGCATTGATGAATCTATTGAAGAACTATATAAGGAACCTAAAGTACGTGAATTCGAAGAAGCACAGGGGAAACCCTTCAATCCAAACAGTGTTATGCAGCTTCGTAGTTTCTTATTCGATTACCTTGGCTTGCAACCTATTGGCAAGAAAACTAGCACAGGTGCTAATTCAACAGACGCTGAAGTCTTGCAAGAACTTGCCGACCAGCACCACGTACCGCAGCTAATTCTAAATATTCGCCAGAAAAGTAAGATTAAGAACACATACCTTGATAAAATTATTCCACAACTCGATCGTGATGGTCGCCTACGTACTAATTTTAACATCCATGGTACTACTAGTGGACGGCTCAGTTCTTCTGGCAAGCTTAACCTTCAGCAGCTTCCTCGTGATAACCCAGCTGTCAAGGGTAGTATCAAGGCATCGCCAGGACATAAGATCGTAGCGGTCGACTTGACCACAGCAGAAGTCTACATTGTAGCAGTTCTGTCTGGTGATAAGGAGTTGATGGGTGTGTTCAAGAGTGGAGGTGACTTCCACTCTACAATGGCTAAGAAAGTATTCGGACTAGACTGTCCTGTTGCGGAAGTAAAGGCATTACACCCTCTACTACGTCAGGCTGCTAAGGCCATTACCTTCGGTATTCTTTATGGGTCTGGGCCTTCTAAGGTTAGTGAGACTGTTAATAAGGAAGCCAAGGCTAATAATATGGACTACTACTTCAGTATTGAAGACGCCCAAGAAGCTATTAAGTCTTACTTCAAAGAATTTAGAAAGCTGCGCGAGTGGCTAACTACTAATCAGGAGTTCATTTCTAAAAATGGATATACCTATTCTTACTTTGGCCGTAAGCGTCGTCTTCCTAATGTTCTTTCAACAGATGGTGGGATTAAGTCCCATGCTGTACGCTCAGGACTAAACTTCCTAGTTCAGTCTCCTGCTAGTGACGTCAATCTGCTTGCAGGTATTGAAATGCAGCAGCATATTAAAAAGACTGGCATGAAGGCTCGTATCTTCGCACTTGTTCATGACTCTATTCTAGCAGAGGTGCCAGAGGATGAGATCGAGAAGTACATGGAAGACCTAGAAGGATTTATTAAAACGGACCGAGGACTATCTATTCCAGGTTGCTCCATCGGATGTGATTTTGAGGTGGGTGATGATTATTCATTCGGAAAGTTTGAAAAGCAATACGGACTGGTATGAGTATAGGAACGAGCTTCCTTTAAATACCTTGAAGGCGTGGCGAGAAGAAATTCTCGCCACAGCCCGATTTGAACACACAGGATGGACTGGTGCGCCGAAGGAACCATATCGGCATTGGTGTTACGCGCCCGACTATGAAGGTCTATTTGTAAAAATATTTGAGTGCCTAAACGAATCCTTTAAAGAAGAAGGATTGAATCTAAAACCAGAACGATTATTACTAAATGTATATAATCATGGGGATAGCTCATGGCTTCATACAGATACAGAAAAGCCAGGTTACTGGACTGCCATATTATTCATGAATGAATATTGGGATGTTAACTGGGGAGGAGACTTCGTTCTTGTTAAGAACAATGAAATATATAAGTCATTCGCACCCACCCCAGGAAAGTTTGTACTATTTCAATCTAATATCCTACACGGCGCTAGACCCGTATCTAGAGAAGCACAGTTTCCTAGGGCGGCACTAGCTATACAATGTTCAAACGATTCCAAGATATAAAGACAATAAAGTTTCCTGTATATGCTCTTCCATCTGTGGATTGGTATATGCAGGATGGTGTGCTGTTTATAGACGATGGCAAAGTACTAGATGATAAGAATATGCCGGGAGCTACTCTTGGCATTAGAAGAATACAGTGTGGAAGAAAAGATCTATGTAGGCTTAAAAAAGCCTATACAGATTTTAATTCTATGATTAAGGGCAAGCACAAAATCTTCATAGATAGTAATGGAAATCCATTCGTATATAAACGAACTATAAACAGTCCTCTTATTCACCATAGAGTAGATAAACTTGAACTAAAGGGAGATTGCTCCGTCATTTGGTTCAAGAATATTAGTCATCCAATGACTATACCTCGACCTCCATATGGTGATGCTAGATATGCTAGAATACTATATTACAAAGGGTTTCCTTGGCTAATATATGACTTCGTACTAGAAAGAGGTAAGGACTCGTATCGACGAGTATGAGAAGATATGCGAAATAGTAAGAAGGGTCCAGGAAGGTTTGCTAAACAGCAGCACTCCATGGATTTCAAAGTAAAGAACATAACTGCACTAAATGATAGACAGTCAAAAGTATTACGTAGCGATAAGAACCTAGTTCTAACTGGTTACGCTGGGACGGGTAAGACCTTCCTGACTTCGTATATTGCATATCATGAAATGTTTGCAGGAAACTATGACAGACTAATCTATATGAGAAGTGCTGTGCCAACTAGAAACACTGGGTTCCTGCCTGGTACTCAAGAAGAAAAACTAGCTATATACGAGGCTCCATATATTGATATTGCCTCTGAGCTATTTGGCCGCGGTGATGCATATGACATTCTCAAGAAAAAAGGATTAGTACACTTTACCTCTACTTCTTATGTTAGAGGCATAAATCTTAGAAATGCTGTAATCATAGTAGACGAGACTCAGAACATGACTTATCATGAACTAGACTCAATTATTACGAGACTTAATGATAACTGCAGAATTATGTTCTGTGGTGATATTAGACAGGCCGATCTTTATAAGAACGGACTCGAAGACTTCTATAGTGTTTTGAAGAAGATGGACGAATTTGATTTCGTTGATTTCAAGAAAGAAGATATTGTACGTAGTGATCTAGTTAGAAACTATATCATTAAGAAAGAGCAAATTCTAAATAAAATGTAAGGCTAGTAAATAGCTAAGGGGATATATCCCGGGGATTGAATTAATGAAGGCTATCATTAGCAACAAGATTTACATGACGGTAGAGCCTTCGATGTATAAGTACCTTGATAAGGAGCTTACATATCATATTCCGTCATATAATGAGCCAGAGAAATTTGTAAGTATTAAGAACTTAAAAGTCATAAACTACAATATAGCTGGTGGAAAAATGCTGGTAGCGTTTCCAGTTGGTCGTATAGATCTTATACCAAAAACTTTTGAAATAGTTGATAAACGAGCTTATAACTACTTGGAAGACTTTCCTAAGTTTAAGTTCGAACTAAGACCAAGCCAGCAAGAGATTCATAATGAAGTAGAAGATAACTGCATCATCAATGCAAAAGTTGGTTACGGTAAAACATTTACGGCTTTAGCTATCGCTGCTAAATTGCAACAGAAGACTCTTGTGGTAACTCACACAGTCGCTCTTCGTAATCAGTGGGAAAAAGAAGTAGTAAATACTCTAGGAATAAAACCTGGAGTAATTGGAAGTGGTAAGTTTAATATGGATAGCCATGTAGTAGTGGCTAATATACAAAGTCTTATTAAGCACGTCGGAAGAATAAGCAGGGAATTTGGAACTGTTATTTTGGACGAAATGCACCACGTATCTAGTCCTACTTTTTCTAAAGTTATAGATGCTATGTTCTGTCGTTATAAGATTGGGCTATCTGGTACTATTGAACGCAAAGATCAGAAGCACGTAGTATTTAAAGATTATTTTGGTTCGAAGTTATTTAAGCCAGATAAAGAAAATACTATGGTTCCTGAGGTTCATGTTATCAACTCTGGGATATATTTCTCTGACAGCTCCGGAGCATCTTGGGCAGAGAAAATTAATGTGTTAAAGGAATCCTATCTATACAAAGACTTAGTGGTTGCATTGGCAGATAAATACGCTAGTGAAGGGCACAAGGTCATCATAGTATCTGATAGGGTTGACTTTTTAAGAGCATGTAATCATAACTCTACTTATCCCTCCGATTTAATTATTGGAGAAGTAAAGGATAGAGACGAGATAATTAGAAAGATATTTGAAGATGAGATTGACCAAATATGGGGAACTCAAAGTCTAGTATCTGAGGGTTTGTCAATTAATCCTTTAAGCTGCTTAATACTTGCTACTCCACTTAATAATATGCCTCTACTAGAACAGTTGATAGGTCGTATTATTCGTGAGTATCCAGATAAACTGAAACCAGTCGTAGTGGACATTAGACTAGAGGGTAATACTGTCAGTAGGCAATATAACAATCGTCTAGGTCACTACATGAAAGAAGGCTATGAGATAAAATTCATAAAATAGTTCTTGACTTTTATCCTTATTTTTGGTAATATGCTATTATACAGTTGGAAGAAAATACTAAGAAAGTCGGGTGGCAGCTCTAAAAGGATATTAACTATCCTAAAAGCTATAACTCAACGGGAACTACCCAGACATGTATACGATCCAGTGTATAAGTATTATTATACTGACTTTTCGGGGAACAGTTTTCTAGTAAATCCAAGTGCTCTGCTTATAAATAGATATAAGTGGAAAGATAAAGAAATAGCAGACTATATCGGTCTAGCTAGCTTTAGAAGCACCGGAGATTACATGGCAACTGGAAAAGTAACATTAGACTTAGCCCATAGCCCCATGGGACAAGACGCAATCAACAACAACAGACTACTTCGTATTGACAGAGGTGAAATCCACTTCCTTTACGAAGATTACACAGGAGAAAAATAATGGCAGGTTTAGGCTTTGGTTCAGTTAAGGGTTCAGCTAAGAAAGAAAAAGCTGAATCATACAAAATGATTGATGGAGACAATTCAGTTCGTCTCTTCGGAAATATCCTAGCACGTTACGTGTACTGGATTAAGGGTACGAATGGTAAGAATCTTCCGTTCGAGTGCCTTGAGTTCAATCGTGAAACTGAAACTTTCGATAAGGCTGAAAAAGATTGGGTTAAAGAATTTTATCCCGATATTAAGTGCGGCTGGTCATACTCAATGATGTGCCTTGATAATGGTGTTCCAAAGATCTTCAACTTCAAGAAGAAGCTCTTCGATCAGATTATGGCTAACATTGAAGACCTTGGTGATCCTACAGACCTCGACAATGGTTGGGTTCTAAAGTTCAGCAAGAAGAAGACTGGTCCTCTACCAATCAACGTGGAGTACACTCTACAGACCATTAAGTGTCAGAAGTCGAAGGGTCCAGCTACTCAAGAAGAGCGTGATGCTATTGAAGCATCAAAGACCATTGAAGAACTTCTACCTCGCGCAACCCCAGCAGCTCAGAAGGAACTTCTAGAGAAGCTACTAAGCGGTGATGCGGACGCTATTGATGAGTCAGTAGAAGAAGAGCTCAACGTTCAGTAATCAAGTAAGCCCAGCTAATCTCGGTTAGCTGGGCTTCTTATTCGGAGAATTATGAGTAAATTACTAATAGCCGATATACACATTAAGCTAGGACAGAAGAATGTACCACGTGAATGGGCGTTAAAACGCTACGATATGTTCTTCGACCAAGTAGCTGAAGTGGAAGATGATGTGGATGAGATTATCATCCCAGGCGACTTGTTCGATAGGATGCCTACTCTAGATGAGTTATCCCTATACTTCAAGTTTATTTCGCAACGTACTAAGCGAACGATTATTAGTACAGGCAATCACGAAGCCACAAAGAAAGGTAGAAGCTTCTTCACGGAACTCAAAGGAGTTACAGAAAGACTTAATCCTAATGTGGAAATAGTGGTTGATTATATTCACGAATCAGAAGAGTACTATGTAGTTCCTTATGAGTTCGTGAAGAATAAAAGCACGTGGGACGACCTAGACCCTAGGTATGTGTTTACCCATGTTCGTGGAGAAATTCCCCCACACGTTAAGCCAGAGATTAATTTGGACTGGCTTGATAAGTTTCCTATAGTATTTGCTGGTGACTTACACTCACACTCTAACACTCAGAGAAACATAGTATATCCTGGTAGTCCTATGACTACTTCCTTTCATAGAAATGAAGTACAGGCTGGATATATTATTATTAATGACGACTGGACTTGGACATGGAAGGCTTTTGATCTTCCACAGCTTATTCGTAAGACAGTCTCAGATCCGTCTGAAATGCTGCCTACAGATTTCCACCATACAATATATGAGTTGGAAGGCAATATTAAGGACCTAAGTAAAATCGAACATAGTGATCTACTAGATAAAAAGCTAGTAAAACGTAGCAGTGATACTGCTCTCGTCTTAGATAAAAAGATGACTATTTCCGAGGAACTAACAGAGTATCTACGGTATATTCAGGAACTACCTGATATTGAAATAGATAACATTATGGAGGTGTTTAATGAGTACGGTGGTACTTCAATCAATCAAATGGGATAAGTGCTTTAGCTTTGGTGAAGATAACTTCATCGACCTTAGCACTGAGCCACTAACACAAATTATCGCCCCTAATGGTTATGGTAAGTCCTCTATCCCACTTATTATGGAGGAAGCCCTCTACAATAAGAACTCTAAAGGAGTAAAGAAAAGTGACATTCCTAATCGTTTACTTGATGGTAGTTATTCTGTTAAACTTCAGTTCTCCGTCGATAATGATATATACTTGGTATCTACTGAACGTAGTTCCGGTATTAAAATCCGTCTCTTCAAAAATGATGAAGATATTAGTAGCCACACTGCCACCAATACCTTCAAACAAATCGAAGAACTAATTGGAATAGACTTTAAGACATTTCAACAGTTGGTATATCAATCGACAAATAGTAGTTTGCAATTTTTGACGGCTACTGACACTAACCGGAAAAAATTTCTAATAGATCTATTTGACCTAAGCGAGTATACGAAGTTGTTTGAGGTTTTTAAAGAAGCCGCTAAACACTTAGGACTGGAAGTCAATACGTTAGAGAGTCGGATTGAAACTATTAACAAGTGGGTTAGCAATAACTCTACGTTAGATTTGGTAAAATACGATTTAGAAGAAATTCCAGAACGGCCTGATTTCGGCACAGAAGTCGGGGATTTGAACTCCAAACTCTCAAATATAAAATCTCACAATACAGCAATTCAAAAGAATAATCTACTGAAGAAGCAGTTGAGTGAAATTGATATTGAGGAGCTACGTAGTGTTGATATTGTAAAAGAATCTTACGACGAATATCAAGGCGAGATTGGTGAATTAAAGTCTGCCAAGACTGCCGCGGATGCAGTCATTAAGAAGCTAAAAGGCCTAGAAGATAAGTGTCCTACTTGTCTACAGGACATTGATAGAAATTTTTATGATGATCTGCTAACAACTAATACTGCTGATTCTGCTACATACGCTGGTCGTATATCAATGCTAGAAACTGCGGTTGAGCAAATTAAAAAGAATAACCGTCTTTTTGATATGACTCAAGCAGAGATCAAAGAATGGGAACAGCTTAATAAAATGGTAGATCACACTATGGGTGATGATCTGCTTAGTGCTTCTGATATTGAAGAAGAACTGAAGATAATTAAGAATACCCTATCTAAAGTTGATGCTGAAATTACTAAGCTGACAGCCGCTAATAATGAGGCTATCAAGCACAACAGTAAGATTGATATTTATCTGGAACAGAACGAGGCGTTTGCGGAACAGCTTAAAGAAGCTAAAGAGCAAGTCTGGGTTCTAAATGATAAGTATAAAAATCTTGAAGTATTAAAGAAAGCCTTCAGCACTAATGGTCTGATTGCCTACAAACTAGAGAACCTCGTTAAGGACTTGGAAGTATTTACAAATGAGTACCTATCAGAACTATCAGACGGACGCTTTACGATTGAGTTCAGCATATCCAGTGATAAGCTTAATGTTGTTGTCACAGATGAAGGCAAAGAGATCAGTATCAGTGCGCCTTCGAGTGGAGAAATGGCTAGGATCAACATTAGTACACTACTTGCCATCCGAAAGCTCATGTCTAGCATCTCAAGGAACACCATCAACGTCCTATTTCTCGACGAGGTCATTAGCGTCCTCGACGATTACGGACGGGAACGTCTCGTTGAGGTATTGTTACAAGAAGAAGGCCTTAATACTTTCCTCGTTAGTCACTCCTGGACACACCCCTTGGTGGATAAATTAACCATCAAGAAGAAAGATAGCATTAGCTGGATTGATCGTGGTTAACCCTCGACAAAAAGGCGCTATAGGAGAAAACAAAGTTAAGGAGTTCCTAGATTCTAGGACTCCTTATACTTTCGAACGCACTCCTGGGTCAGGAAGCGGAAGCATAAAGGGAGACTTATACATTCCGAAATACAGGAATGTATTCTGCATAGAGGTTAAGAACTATGCGGAGTCTCCCTTTAATGATAAAATTTTAACAAACAAAACGAACGACTTTGTACTATGGTGGACTAAGCTACAGAAACAATCTGGAGTAATGAGACCGCTTCTTTTCTTTAGGTACAATCGTTCAAAGATATTCGTCGCTACAGATATAAAGCCAGCTAATGTTGAAAAATATATTGACATTCCGTGGCTAAATTGCTATGTTATGTTATCAGACGAATGGATAGAAAGGGAAACAATTCAATGGCTAATTTTGCCAACAATAGGCGGTCAGAAAATCTGATGATCGTCGACACGATGAACCTCGCTTTCCGATGGAAACACGCGGGACAGAGTCGTTTCTCACACGACTATCTTAGTACAGTATTATCACTTGCCACGTCCTATGACGCTGGCACAATTATTGCTGCTGCTGACTGGGGTGGTTCTTCTTATCGCAAGGGAATCTACCCAGAGTACAAAGCTAATCGTAAAGAACTAGTAGAAAAGCAAACTGCTGAAGAGAAGGAACAGGCCCGCCTATTCTTCGATGAGTATGAACGCACTTTAGAGGTTCTAGATCAGCATAAAGATATTCAAGTGTTTAGATATAAAGGTGTGGAGGCAGATGATATTGCAGCGTATATATGCTCTAGGCTATATGACTATGGCTTTAATCAAGCTTGGCTTATCAGCTCTGATCGTGACTGGGATCTTCTTATTAGTGAGTATGTTTCTCGTTTTTCTTATGTTACTAGAAAAGAGCACACGCTCGATACGTGGGATTATCCAGTAACACCAGACCAATACATTTCATACAAGGTTCTAACTGGAGACGCTGGAGACAATATTCTCGGTGTGCCCGGTATAGGACCAAAACGTGCAGCCGCTCTCATAGAACAATATGGTAGCGCGCTTGACATACACGATCAACTCCCTCTGCCTGGTAAACAAAAGTTTATACAAGCACTAAATGACAGTAAGGATCTAATCCCCCTCAATTATGAACTAATGGATCTTGTTAGCTTCTGTCAAGAAGCTATAGGATACGACAACGTTCAAGATATTGGCCGCAGACTGGCCTTTGGAGAAAAATAAGCATGGTTAGTACCCGCGCACAAATTATTACAAGACGTACATATAATCGCCCACTTAATGAAGAGGGCACAGAATTTGAAACATGGGCACAAACAGTAGCACGAGTTATTGACCATCAAGAATGGCTGTGGACACGAGCCGTAAATGGTCGTGAACTAACTGATATTGAATACGCAGAACTGTACGACCTAGAGCGACTTATGCTAGAGCGTAAGGTATCTATGTCGGGCCGCACACTATGGCTCGGAGGAACTAAGGTTGCTAAGACTCGTGAAGCTAGTCAGTTTAACTGTAGCTTTACAGAAGTAGAAACAGCATACGATGTAGTTGACTGTCTATGGCTACTTCTACAAGGCTGTGGCGTTGGCTTCAAGCCTGTAATCGGTACTCTTAATGGCTTCTCAAAGCCTATTAGAAATATCGAAGTTGTTCGCAGCACCCGCACAGAAAAGGGAGGCAAGGAATACAATGAAGAATTTTGGGACGAAGAATCAAAAATCTGGGTCATCAAAGTTGGTGACAGCGCCGAAGCATGGGCAAAGTCCATTGGAAAGTTACTCGCGGGTAAGTACCCAGCCAACACACTGGTACTGGACTTCTCGGAGCTACGTCCTGCAGGAGAACGACTAAAAGGTTACGGCTGGATTAGTAGTGGTGATACTGCGATCTCCAAGGCATATCTAGCTATTGCTAATATCCTTAATGGCCGCGCTGACTCGCTTCTAACCCGTATGGACATTCTAGATATTGTCAACTGGCTTGGCACTATTCTAAGTTCACGTCGTAGTGCTGAAATCGCACTATTCGAGTATGGACAGCCTGAATGGGAAGAATTCGCTGTAGCTAAGAAAGACTTCTGGCTCTATGACCGTGCACATCGCACTCAGTCAAACAATAGCTTAGTATTCAACGATAAGCCTACTCGCCAAGAACTATCAGATATCTTTGCACTAATGCAAGAAGCTGGCGGTTCTGAGCCTGGCTTTATTAACGCCGTAGAAGCACGTCGTCGTGCTCCTTGGTTCAAGGGTTGCAACCCTTGTGTAGAAATTTTATTAGGAAACAAAAGTTTCTGTAACTTAACGGAGATTGACATTGGAAAATTCAAAGGCGATACAGCCGGACTGCATTATGCAGTTAGACTTGCATCAAGGGCTAACTACAGACAAACATGCGTTAACTTGCGCGACGGTATCCTTCAAGAAGCTTGGCACCTCAACAACTACTTCCTTAGATTGTGTGGTGTGGGACTTACCGGGATCGCTAAGCGCCCCGACATGGATTCCTACGCATACGAATACTTAAGCCGTACCGCTACAGCTAGTGCTGTTTCAATGGCCGAAGAGCTGGGTCTTCCATATCCAAAGAATGTTACTTGCGTTAAGCCAAGTGGCACTTTATCGAAGATTATGGATACGACCGAGGGTGTGCATAAGCCACTAGGTAAGTATATTTTCAACAATGTTACTTTTAGTAAGTATGATCCTATTATTGATAAGCTTCGTGAGGCTAAGTACGTTGTTGTAAATCACCCGACAGATCCAGATGGCGTACTAGTAACCTTCCCTGTTGCTTATGAGGATGTTCCGTTTGATAATTTCAACGGAATGGAAGTTAACTTGGAGTCAGCTCTTGCACAGCTTGAGCGCTATAAGCTGCTTCAGACTAGCTGGACTCAGCAGAACACTTCGGTAACTATCAGCTATGACCCTACGGAAATTGATGATATTATTGACTGGCTTCTAGCTAACTGGGATATTTATGTAGGAGTTAGCTTCCTATATAGGAATGACCCAACTAAAACTGCCAAGGATCTCGGTTATCTATATCTTCCACAAGAAGTAGTAACCAAGGAAACCTACGACAAATATGTATCTACACTACTTCCAGTAAGTCTTGAGAATACTGAGAGTTTTGAAGAGCTTGTTCAGGATGATTGCGCTACTGGCGCTTGTCCAATCAAGTAAAGAAAAAGCCCCGCTAGAGCGATCTAGCGGGGCTATTTTTTTAATAATTAGTAACATCTATGGCAATTAGCCCACCATTATATACAGGTCCGCTGCTAGATAATCTCTCCCCTCTTATGCTCGAGAATTGGGCACTAACTCCCCCAGAGTATGTTCTTATAACAGGGAAAATCTTTACATCTGGTGCAGCCTTAGTAGGTGCTACAGCTGTATTATATACCGAACCATAGAGCAAGAAAGCAAACCTTCTATCTGTTGGTAAAGAATAATTCTGAGTAGTACTTAAAGTTGTTATTGGTATAGTTGAAAAAGACCTCATTAGTTTTGGATAATTACTGCTAAAAGCTACTCCGCCAGTACTATTATATATTTCTATACCGTATCCGGATGTAGATGGCGACAAAGAAGTATATTTTTTAAATAACCAATATTTAACGGTGGTCTGTGTACTTAGCTCGTTACTAGTTATAGTTGTAGAAGTTGTACTTTGAGAGAATACAGCTTTAGGTATTACGAGACCGTCTTCGGTAGCAACACATATGGCATCGAAGGCGATAGGGTGAGATACAGTTACTACAGTACCCCTATTAATACTAGTGGATAGTGGAGATTTGGGCGGAACAATTATTGTGCCTGAGTATAGCATATAATAATTAGCTACTGAGTCGCTTATTTGTATATACCCATTGTCATTTTTAGATTCAAAACCGTAAGCCATATTATCACCTATAATCCATTAAATTTATTGTAGCCAAGAACCCGGATCCTCCGGATACAACTAGTAGTTTATTTATATAATCTATACTAACACTTCCAACAGCGAGTGGGTCTGTTCCTGAGCTTAGTTCTATTACTTGAGCTACGGTATCGGATATTATGCTTGGTACACTTATTGAGGTGGAAGCAGTGACTGAGACTGAATACTTAACCTCTTTTACTGTATAAGTGCTCGTATCCATTACTATATTTCCATTTGAGTCAAGTATCTGCATACCATACGCGTTCGCAGGAGGATCAGTAACTAAAACCGTTGAGGTAGTTAATACTGTTCCTGAAGTAGACCCAGATCTTACTGCTAATGTATAAGTTTCTGTACCTTCCGTTAAAGCATCTGGTGAGGCTGTAATACTAAAGGTCCCTGTGTCAGAATTTACAGTGAAAGACCCACTAACCGCAGAAAAGTCAGCAGTTGTGGCCCCATTTAAAGTCCAATATAAAGTAGTACCATTAGCCACTCCTACTGTTTCTAACACTAGAGGCATCGTACTTCCTTCATACATGCTTATAAAGTTTGGCGTAAGTGAGTAGTCAAACCTCCGAGTAGTTACAGTAAAAGTATCTGATATAATTGCGCCTGTAGTTGTATAGATATATAATTGAGCACCTAGTGAAGTACTGTAGTTAGGGCTACTTGTGGCTCTAACTGTTATAGTATCATTATTTGTTACAGAACCGGGACTAGACGTATATGCTAGCCCGTTTTTACTGTACGTACCATTGTTAATAGTTACTGTGGCTGATAATCCAGTATTTAAACCTGATACAGTTATAGTATTGGAAGTATAAACCGTACTAAAAGCTGCATTGGTTATATCATCAAAGGTGAACTGATTTACTTGATTTCCAGAAGAAAATGTAGTTACTGAGAAAGTATCAGACAGAGTGCCAATAGTAACTACACAATTAACTGTAGTACCAGCACTAGCACTACTTGTCACTCTTGCAGAGACAACTATAGAACCCAAGGCATCTGTAGTTACCGTTTTACTAGTAGCGAAAGTGCCTGATAGAGCTGAGGTACCAGCATCTACTGTTCCACCACTTGCTGTTACGGTTATACTATAATTTGGCTGTAATCCAGTAATAGTTACATTGTCAGTAGTATATACTGTATTAGTTGTGGCCCCGCCAACATCAGTGAAGCTAAATGCATCAGGTGTAGTATCACTAACGAAAGCCAGTGTAGTACTGGTAAAAATATCTGATACTCCACCAATTGTTAGTGTAGTATTAGTAGCCGTACTATTACTTGCTGAACTAGTATGCCTTACTGATACTGTCTGACCGTTGGTTACTGTTCCGGATGTTGAAGTATAGGCGCCACCATTAATACTATATGTACCGCCACTGATAGATATGGCTGATGCCGCATTAATACCAGATACCGTTATAGTATTGGATGTTATAGTATCATTTAATGCGACGTTAGTTTGGTCAGTAAACGTGAAAGCATCTGGGGTAGTATCAGCAACAAAAGCTAGCGTAGTGCTTGTGAAAGTATCTGATACGCCACCAATAGTTAGTGTTGTATTAGTAGCTGTACTATTGCTTGCTGAACTTGTATGTCGTACTGAGACTGTCTGACCGTTTGTAATGGTCCCAGATGTGGCAGTATACGCTCCACCATTTATACTGTACGTGCCTCCACTGATAGATATAGCCGAAGCTGCACTTATGCCGGAGACAGTGATAGTATTAGAAGTAATTGTGCTACTTAAGGCAACGTTAGTTTGATCAGTGAATGTAAATGCATCAGGCGTAGTATCTGCTGGTGATGTACTAGTATCATTTATTGTTATGGCTGAACTAGCTAGAACTGTGCCCGATACTGAACCACTTCTAATATAAACAGTTAAAGACTCAGGATTACTTTCTGTAAGAGAGTCTGCCGATATAGTAAAATTAAATAGTCCAAAAGTTGAACTGACAGCAAAGCTACCGTCGACAGGAGATACCAAGTCGGAACCACTAGAAGTATTCCAATAATATGTACCATCGGGGGCTGTAGTAGATAGAAAGGCGTATACAAGTTCGCCTTCGTTGAAGTTGGTTCTTACACTAGCAAAAGACGAGTCATAAAAGTTTAAAGTATACGTTGCTGCTGCGGCCGTAGTACTAGTGAATGTATCTGATACGCCACCAATAGTTAGTGTTGTATTAACAGCCGTGTTGTTGCTTCCGGAGCTAGTATGCGCTACTGATACGGTCTGGCCATTTGTAACTGTACCGGAGGAGCTTGTGTAAGCCCCTCCGTTTATACTGTAAGTACCTCCAGAGATAGATATAGCCGAAGCAGCATTTATGCCAGATACTGTTATAGTGTTGGATATAATAGTACTATTTAAAGCTACTCCAGTTTGGTCAGTAAAAGTGAACGCATCTGGAGTTGTGTCAGATGCGCCACTACTTATAGTTCCACTTAGTACACTAGAGTACCATATGGCTTGCTCTGTATCACGAGTACGAAACGTAACAGAATAGCTTGTAGCACCCGATATGGGAGTAAGAGTAGTAGTCGATCCGTCTGACCCAGTAGTAAAGTTTAAAGTACAGCCAGTAGGACTTAGGGATAGCCAGGTACCAGTAGTACCAAAGGTAGTACCAACGGTTACTAGTATAGTATCTGTGGGGCTTATATTTTGAACGACATTTGGATCGCCACATTCTACGAATACTGAATAAGTTGTCATGCCGCTAGATTTCCTATCTTCACTCTAAGGTTCGCACCTTCAAAGATTTTTATAACTTGACCATCCATCTCTATTCTAGACAGAGAAGTATTAGTAGATGTTCTTACACTAAAATTACTTGTGCCAGTAAGCGCTATACTTCCTATTTGTGCGGATCCAATCGCGGCGTTAGCAATAAAAGTGCTTGCATTACCTGCCGTAATCTGACCACTAATATTGGTTCCAAAAGTTGCACCATACGTAGCATTGAGATCACCAGTGTATCCGAGACCTCCAATAGTAACCTGACCACTACCCCCTCCACTTAGAGTACCATTGTTATTAATACTAATATTGGAGTTATTGATTGAAGAGGCCGCAGTAGTACTAGAAATTACTATCTCACCACTGGTATTTCTTATCTGGAATCCTACTGTGTTTGCATCTACGTAACCTAATTTAATTAAATCGTAAGTGCCGTTACTTACAGTAAGAGTACCTTTGCCTGCACCTTGTTCGGCACCATTTATTCTAAAGTTTGTACCGCCGACATATAGTCTATTACCAATTACACTATCGGCTTTAAATCTATCAGCGTTTACAGTACCAGTAGTAATTTGACTTCCGTCAATTATGGTTCTGCCGTAATTTGCTACAAAGTCTACGCCACCTCTATATGTGGCAAATACTATGTTGTCAGCACCGTATGCTGTACCTGTAGCGGTACTAGACTGAAGCGTAGTATTTGGAGTCGTGTCGTTTTTTACCCAGTAAATATATAATGTGCCTGAGGACCAAGTAGTATTACCTGCTGCAATATTAACTACTAATATTGCACCGTCATCTTTGGTATATGTTATAGTACCTGCGGTCCAGCTTAAAGTATTAGTGGCTTCATTTGCTTGAAACTGAATACCTGCTATATCTACGCCACGCATACCTATCTGTAGCTTATTAGCTGAAACGGTATTCGTAGCAAGAGACCCACCCTCTATCTTGGTAGCATCACTGCCATTTCTCCAATTAGCGAGAGTTGTTGATCCACTTATAAGAATCTTACCAGGATCAATAGTAGTTGCTCCAGCGTTAATTCTTGTAGTAGGATTAGTAGCACCTGTAGCGGCATCAGTCTGTACGGTTCCTATGCTTACACCAGTTGCCCCTACTGTGATAGTGCCCGGAAGACTTGTGGTAGTGTTAAATCTATCTCCAGTTAAGCTCCCTGCTTGTACTCTATCAGCAGTTATAGATCCTACTACAATATCTGAAGTTCCGACTGCTGCTGGAATAGCGGCTGATCTAACTACTGTGAAAGTTAATCCAGTAATCGAACCAACACCTGTTGTTAATGTAGTACCATTAGCAGCTACTAGAGTGGCTGTAGTGGATCCATTAGTAGCACTTACTACATAGTTAGTACCACTAGTATATCCAGAAATAGTGGCACCTCCTAGAGTACCAGTGATCGTCACAACATTACCTAGACTTAGTGGAGTAGAATTTCCTGTGAATGTAAATACTCCACCAGCTGCTACAGTTACTGAGGATTGATTGGTGGCCGCGCTATTTGTTGATGTGAACGCTGAAATATTGTTTGAAGTATCTACTGACTTTAAGAAGTAATAATAAGTAGTACCATTTGCTACGCCTGATCTAGTAAATCCGCCAGGGGCACCTTTTACAGCGTTAACTGTAGCTATTTTAGTAGCTGAAGCAGAGTTATTAGTTGTTGCTTCCCATATTTCTACAGCTGCTAAATCTGTATCCGTAGCTCCATCAGTATTTGTCCAAGATAAGAATATATTCTTAAAAGTAGCTATAGCAGTTAGTGTCGTAGGTATTCCAGGTGCTACACTATCTGTGCCGGATATAAGGGCAACCGGGGCAGAATATGCACCTTTATTGTCACTCTTATCGGCAGCTCTCACTCTTACAGTATAGCTTGTACCTGCTGTTACTGGCCATTCGTAAGAGTTAGTAGCAGTCTGATAACCAATGTAAGTAGCGTCTCCTGCGGCTGTTAGTTTTATCTCTGGTTCATAGTAGGATAGATCCGCCTCAGTATTAGCCGTCCAAGTTGCTTTAAGTTTAACTTGAATACTTCCACCAGCCAGAGTCTCAGTACTCGTAGTAAGAGTTAATCCAGCTACTTGTCCTGGTGGGGTAGTGTCTACTACTGCTCCAATTAAGCGAGTAAACGTCTGTACAACAGAAGTAGTAAATACTACGCCAGAGCTATTTTTACCACTAATATTATAAGTAATACTAGCTGTAGCTGCTGATATAGCGCTATGGTCATTTATTATAGCATAAGATGCTGAGTCAACAGCCGTAGTCCCGGCAGTTATACCACTAGCCACGACTGATAATATTTTCCAAGTACCTGAGGAAGTGCCTACACCATCATACTCTAGAGTAGTTAACCCCTCTATTACTGATATATTTGTACCTGAATTTGTGTAGATTCCATTATTACCATTACTGTCAGTCATGATATTAACGGTTGGTCTACTTAAACTTACTAGTATAGGAGATACGCCTGAGGTTCCGTCTGCTCCCTTAAATCTAGACCATACGTAGTCGACATAACTATTACTTTCAACAGCCGATGTTTTATTAACAGCTATACCTATATACGCTCTTGTTATACCTCCGGAATCATATGTTCCAGTAGTAAAGTCTGTGGCTCCGTCCGCACTATTAGCATAGGCTATCCACACGAAAGTCTGAGTAGTCTGTGTACCTACTAACTCCCAATATGCGTTAGATATTGTAGGAAGTGTTGGAGGCGGATTACCAGAGGAAGAAGTATTATTTATGTATACCCATATTGAATTCTGGTCATATGCAAGATCACCCTTTTTATAGGTTACTCCTGCAGCATAGTTAGTTGCTTGTGCAAATAACTCTGCAAAAGACGTTGACGTAAGATCAATTAGGGAGGTGCCTAAGACACCTCCCGTAACATTCTCTGGATGATAAATAGAGTTAAAGATCATTGTTGTGTTATCCTATATCTTACCCAGTAGTACTGATTAATACTACTTACTCCCCCAGCCACTGGAGTTATTGAATCTACATATCGATTTTGTCCAGTTGCTACGGGAACTATAGCTATGATACTAGCAGTACTTAGATTGTTGGTTGTTGACCTCCAAATCTCAGTTACCATGTTTTCTATCCCTGTGTTGGAGTCATTTTGCCAAGTGAGAGTAATTTGATTATACTGATTAGTCGTTGCTACAAGCGAGGTAGGTCCAGAAGTACTTGGGTAAATTACTTTACCAGGATTTGTAGTTGCTCCTGTACCTTCTACTCTTTTAATGTTTGATAGAGTATAAAAACTATCATCATATTCTTTAGCTACAATGTCTACTAGTCCATCCGGTTGATAATTCACTGATTCTACTCGGAAGTTCTTTCCTGGAGCTGTCCAGTCATACCTAGGATAAATCACTTGTATAATTGTACCCGCTAGTATCAAGAATCCGGAGGGCCTTATCGTCATACTAATACTTAGACCAAAACGAGACTTGTTTAAGAAACTATCGGCTAGTAATCTAGTATTATAGTAATTGGTTATTCCTGGTACGGATAGATTGCCTTTCTTGAATACATTCCTATCAGTTTTTAAATAATCGGAATTAAAGAAACTAACATTACGAGCTTCGAACTTATTCGCTGGGTCAGCAAATGAGGCTGTTAATGAGTTGAAAGCGGATCTTGTACCCTCGTCGGATAGTTGAATCTTTCCAATTATATCATCAACAGTAATAGTTCTTATATCTAGTTCCCAAGCATTTGATTCATTGTATCTATATCTTCTCTTGTCAGTAGTTAATAATACGCTTCTTCCAATATAATTATTGCTAGATGGTAGCGAAGCAAAGGATTCATAGGAATCTATTTCCTCTACATCCAAAGAATACTTACCTGCGCTATATCTTAGTATACCACTAAAGTGGTCCAATAATGCATTCGTATTATCAAACAATGGTAGAGAAGTATCTAGGGTGATATTACACTGATTTCTAGTAACGTATCTCTGAGCATGTTCATCCCATCCTGACATTCTCCAGTAATTTACGTCATCACAATCATAAATAGAATAACCTGATATAGATTGTCCATCTGCGTTTATTCCCTTAATAGGATTTCCAGAAGTAGTAGGGGATAATGTCGCGCTTCCAGTTCCAGATACTCTTGTAAGAATAAATGAAGTCAGGGTGCTAGTCATGCCTGAAGGTGCTGTGGTAGGGCTCGACGCCCACGTATTATCTTGTGCTGTAGCATATACGCCCGCAGTATTAACTATAAATAGTGAGCCTGCGCTATTATATACTACTTCATTTTGTTTCCATGATTTCCAAGAATTCCACTTATTGGTTAATTTACCTATAACATCAGTAAATTTAATATAAGAGCCTGAAATTGAGCTGACAGTACCCTGCCATAGTATATTGCCAGTAGCAGGATATTTATATACATCACCAACTACTGGAGTACCTGCTGATGTTAATACTGTTACATCGGATCTTGTATCACACTTTCTGGCGGATTCTGTAAAAGAAGGTAGAATTAGATCGTCTGTATAGTCTAATCCTTTGCCGTATGTTTGTGATGTTAGATAATCCAATGTTTGTATTGCTGGATTTATGCTTACTCGTCTATCCGAATATTTAGGGTAGATTCTTACATAATCAGATGCAACTGGAATAAAGTCCCAAATGCCATCAATAGCTGCTACTTTGTTAGTGCCATCATAAGCTGATATAACCCCTGATTGAGTAATTAGCTTTCCAGTACCCGCAATGTATCTGGTTATCTCTATATTATCGCCCACATAAAAAGTATTATCACTACTTGCTGTATTAGGCAATTTTACAGTATTTTTAGATGCTATAAGTAATGTACCTGTTGTACCATTTATTGTCTTTCCGCTTGTACTTGCTAGTGCCGTTGCTTCTGATCCGTATGACGCTGAAGTATAGTAACTAACCAATGATGTACTAGTAGGTGTGGAGCTGCCTTCCATTATAGCATATGGGAATGTATTACTTCCAGTTATATTATCATATACTGAATTATTTAAATAAACTATTTGATAAGTCTTTGTTGCAGATGCAGGATAAGTCATATCGTTATTTGCAGTGTAATTAAAGGTTACATATGTTCCTGCTGTCGAAGGTGTAGAACTTAATCTGGCTACTATAGCTCCACCTAGAGTTACTCTATTTGCGCTATCTGAAAATTCTGAACCTAACTTGTTATAGTTGAAAGTATTCATGGTCCAAGTATTGGTACCACTTTTCATATAGAACTTTTTAATAAGTGGTTTACCGTTTGAATCATACATAAGACTAGGTGGAGTACTAAATCTAAATCTAACATTCTCAGATCCGTCTGGATTATAGAAAGTCCACTTATCAATAATTTGTACGTTTGAATTCAATAAAGTCTCTGTTCCATCATAGTTAGTGCCAGTCTTATAGTATAGTGATACAGTCTGACCCAATACAAAGTTATCTGCAGATTCTCCAGTAACTTTATTATCATGAATATAACTATAATCATAGTTATAGCAGTCTAACAGCTTTCCTCTCACTACTACATTCATTTCTGGAATAGTGGTTTCGCCCTCTTTAATGATGAACTTACCAACTATATAAGCAGTGTCTAGTAGTCTGTGGTTTGGACCCCAGTATTCATAAGTATTGCTACCAGTCCAGTACGATTTTTGTATCTTGAATTTCTCTTCAAATGCTAGGCTTGATAGTTGAGCTGAGGCTTTCTGTCCTGGCTTGCCTGTAAATATATCTAGTGTTATTTCTTGTTGACTTGTTGGAGGAGCTAGTCTTAGCGAGTCTCCGTCTTTTAGTCCATATCCTGTTGGTGCTTGTGTAACTATTGGATTAGTACCTAAATAATTAAAGCCTCTCCATTCTGTAACATAGTTAGCTATACCAGGCTCAGAGATAGATATGGCTTCTCCATCAGGCCCATAAAAAGTATATGGTGTGCCTATTAACTGTTCTCCACCAAGAGCATCACCTCTATCGGCTCTTCCTCTACATACTAATTCTACTGTATTTTCTGCAGACTGACTACCTCTAGCATCAGAGTCTGCTTTGTCGCTGCATAAAAGGCTGTTGCCATTTATGCTGACGTCGTATATTCCGCCAATCTCACCTTCTGATATAGCTGCTACTACATAGACCTCACTACTGTCTGAGGATAGTGTATCAGCGAATACAGGTATTAGGGTTTCAGGCTTTCTAACTCCATAAATTACTGGAATAGCCTTGGCTTGTATTTGGAAATCTAAGTTGGTAAAACGATCTTCTGGAACATTGTACTTCTTTACTTTTACACTGGCTCCAATACCTAGAACGCCTTTCTTCGATTTAATATCTTGTTTCTCTACCTGCACAACATATTTTGTGAGCATGTTAACCGAAGTTTCACCATGAATGAAACCCTTATCGTATGCATAAATAGGTTTTAGTGCAGAGTTAGGTTGTGGCGCTCCATTAGCATCCAGCGCTCTATGTGCCGAGTCAGAAGTTACTCTTCCTTTTACCTGGGCAAAATCTGCCCAGTGGCTAGAAAGATTCCAGCTTACTCTGATAGCGCCTTCTGAGTCTTCGAACCCTACACCACTTATGATGCCCTTGAATAGTAATACAGCTCCATCTTTTTTGGTAGTAGTATTTTGACCCACCATTATGCCATCTTTGAAATACGCTCTGTAGATAAATACTTCTCTGTTAATAAAGGAAGCATAGTCAGCTGCATTCTTATTTAAAAGAATACTAATAATTTCTTCTGAGGCTAGTTTAAGCTGAGTAGATTGAGTAGCTGTAGTTAGATTTTCGTCGATTTTTGAGACTCTTAACACATTGCCGGATCTAAACGAGGTTATGTTAACTGTAATTCCGTTACCAGAAACACCTAAGTTAGAGGCACCTTTAACAGTTACTTTGTCTCCCTCTCTAAAGCCTTCAGCGAGTAAGTCGTCTAAAGAAATTGGTGCTGCATAAGTAATGTCCCATAATGCAAGTCCAGTAATAGGATCAATACCGGCGGAGGCTATAGTAGCAGTGCCAGTAATATCTGCACCTAGACCATTCCCATCTAGTACTACTGTGGTATTAGATGGGGTTGCTCGTGTCTGCTCTTGAATAGCACCAACATTTAAAACCTTATTAGCTAGATATGTTTGTATGCCATTAGCTACGCCATCTAGACTGTTACTAGCATCATCAAAGGATACATTTATGCTGGCATCTGTTAAGTATGTGTATCTTTGTTCAGAAGTAGAGACCTGCCCGAATTCATCCGGTCTTGAAGGTCTTTCGAACTTTATAAGATGTGCATACTGAAACGGCTCGTTATTAACAAGCATAGTTTTCAGAGCTGTCGATACTGGTCTTTCTGTTGCGCTCATGGTAATATTTCTTCCAATGATAGAGAGAATTGATAGAGATTATCAGTATCTAGATCATACTCCATCGTATCTCCTTTTTGAATTACTCTGAATTGTGGATTTATAAAATTAATAACAGCAGTAGCAGCTACAGCTCTTGAGATCGGAGGCTGAGTCCAGACACGTCTCTGAGTATTTAACGCTGGTGCTGTAGTTCCAGCCTGATATGTGCCGTTGTCTTCTACTCTTATTACTTTATAAGCTTTCTTGTGATTTACATCAGAAGAATCAGTAATAGTAAAGAAGTCTCCTGGACTAGGGCTTCCTGATATTGCTGAGAACCCATTTAACATAAGAGTAGGCGAACCTGCAGCAGTTGCTGATGCAACAGTTATAGCACTAAGATTGGCTAGTGTATATGCTGCGAAGGTAGCATTCTTCGGTTTAGCGTGCTGTGGTAAAATAACATAAAAAGGGTTTAATCTTCCTCTGCGACTCTCAAGAAATGAACCTACAGGATCAAACTCATCACGAGTTAGTGGATTGTAAGATATATCGAAGGACCACTTATGATAACTGGGAGAGGCGGTTACGCCCCTCCCACTTATTGTTCTTGACACCTGTGTAGTGTTATCTGATGTAAACTTTACTTTAGTAAAGCCAGGACCAGCTACGCCGTCCGTAACTTTAGTAGACGTTGTGCTAAATTGAGAGCTATTACTAAAAGTAGCTCCTGCGCTATTGATACCAAAGTTTGGATCTGGTAACAAGTCTGAAAAGTTTGTAAAAGTTGCCATTAGAGTTTCCCTACTGAAGGACGAGTATAAACATTAACGTTTACATCTTCCATGAATGTCTTGCCACTAGCATTGGCTGCTTCGCGTAGCATCTTGATTATGTTACCCTTCTGACTTACAAGAACATCTTGGATGCCTTGTGAGTCGATAGCATTGATGGAGAAGTTGGCATTGATTGGCGATCCGCCTCCAACATCATTAGCTGGTGTTACTGAGATTGGAGTTTCTGGAGTAATAACTTCAGGACCCTTCTCACCAACAACGAAGCCTCGGTTTCCATATCCTCTCATTAGCTCACCACCGTAAGCCGAGCCTACTGTGCGATAATTTGAGGCATTTGAGCCTGTGCCCTGTGAGCCACGTAGATAAGCTACTTCTCCGCCTGCGCTAGCATTTGGACCCTTAGCTAAGTCTACTGTATCTGAGCGCTTGCCTATTGATAGTGATGTTGGCATAGATGCTGCTTTTGGAGTATAGCTGCTTTCGTATTGAGTACCAGAAATAATCGCTATCTGAGCAAGACCCATAGCACCTATCATACCTGCTAATATAGCTGCTGCAATAGGACCTACTTGTGCTGATGAAGCAAGAGCCCCAGCCACACCAGCTGCTGTTGACATAACTGCTTGTGCCATCATTAGCTTTTTGTTAGTATTGAACTGCTTTCTAGCTATTCCGTCCTTTTTCTTTTCTAGAGCATCTAATTTGGCCACGCTAGCGGCCGATTTACCATCTCTCTTTTCTTCTGCCGATATTTCTTTGTCTATGTTCTCTATCTTAGCTTTGGAAGTAGCATTTAGTATGCTCATTACTCCACCAATAACAGAAGATATAGCAGAAGCTACAGCGGCTACCTTATCGCCGGCACTAGCACCTGCGTCAGCTAATACGGCGAAAGTATCTTGGAAAGAATTGGAAATATTGACAGCGGACTGACCTATCGCCAGTACTATCTCTCCTTGCGGACCAAGGGCCTGTAATGACTCTTTCATTTGATTAACGAAAGCTCCGAGTCCTTCGGTAACAAATTCCGTTCTAGTCATTAGCCCGTCTTTTACATCAGCAGCCATGTTTCTTACATTATTATACATGGAGATTAAGCCGTCGGGAGACTTTAATCCTTTTTCCATTGCTTTCTGTAAGTTTATACCTAAAGTATCTAAAGCCTTCTGTACAGTATCTACAGCATTAGTTTCGGCTCTATCTATAGACTCGTTAGTAACTTTGCCTAGCCTTGTACTGGCGTCTTTAAATGTAGCTATCTGAGTATCTACAGCGGCAAGTCTTGCAGTTAGACCTTCTACTGAATCCTGCTGTGCGGTAACTACTATATCACCAGGAGCTTTTGTGCCTGCGGCAGCGGTAGTTGCTGCTGGAGCCTCTGCTTTCTTTGTTTTTGCTGCTGCTAGTTTATCCGCTATATCTTTTCTTTCGTCGGCTAATACCTTGGATCTACTTTCTATATCTGCTAGCATAGTATCTCGTTTAGCTTTTAGAAGAGCAAATTCTAGACGAATTATAGCTATTTTACCTTCGGCCTCTGCCTTTGCAATATCAAAAGCATCCTGAGCAGCCTGGACTTGTCTACGATACTGTACAGCTTCGGTATTTTCTATGCCCTTTCTCTTGGCCATGAGATCGAATACTGCGAGATTGTAGTCTTTCTGGGCCTTTATAGCCTCTGTAGCAGCCGATACTATTTGCTGCTCTATATTTAGAACTTCTTTCTTAAAATTTAGTCTATCTTCTTCGTTCTTAAAAGCGGCTAAAGCTATTCTCTGGCCTCTTTCTTCTACATCGACTAATGCGTCTGCGGCATCGTATCTTTCTTTTTCTATATCACGAAGATTAGTATAATACTTTACTTGAGAGGAATTTCCACGTCCAGTCGCTCTCTTTATTTCCTGATCTAGAATCTGCTGTCTAATGTCCCACTCTTCTGACAGAGAGTCTCTCTTTTGCCGAGCAATTCTACCAATGTTGTCCAATTCTCTGGCGGTACTGTCATTAGCCATAGTTAGTAGACTTAAGGACTCTGCTTCTGACTTGGTTATGCTATCTTTTACCGCTCTAGTTTCTCTTTGTATTGCTAAAGACTCTCTTTCGTTTTCTAAGTCTTTAATTTTACTTGCTACTGACCTCTCCAGGGCCGAATTGCCTTGCATTAGTGCGGCGGTTATTTGCTTTTGTAGTGCTACGCTCTGTGCGTCTCCTACTCTTAGTTCATCCTTCTTATCTGATATAGCGTCCGTTAATCTTTGCTGCTCTTTATTATAGTTTAATTTGGCCTGCTCCAAGCTAACTATTTTACCTTCTGCAGCTGCGACAGCTACAGCTTTTTTAGGGTCATTACTGTCAGTCTTAACTTGAGTACGTAATATAGAAAGTTGATCCTCTATATTTTGTTTCTCTTTTTCTGCTGTTATGTCCTTTAAGCTTTTAAGAAGTTCTAGAGTATCCTCTAGCTCTTTTAGTCTATTTCTCTGTTTTTGTAGATCAATATCCAAAAAGCTTTTTTGTATTTTTAGCTGCTCTACTTGTAGCGCGATGATTGCATTCTCAGCTTTCATCTGTCTAGCAACATCGTCTCCGGTTACGATACCCTGCTTTTGTATAACGTTTAACTGCGCCTGAGCTATTGCTAAGTTACCTTGAGCTAATATACTTTGTTCTTGAGCGTTTGCTAATAACTTATTATAATCCTGTACCTGCTTTGAGATTAGAGGAGTTATAGCCGTCATTATCTTTGAGCGTTTGTCCTCAACTGGCCCTATTTGATTAGCTAAAGCACTGTACTCTTTCGTTCCCTCATTATACTTAGCTTGTTCTGCCTTTAGATTTTGTAGTTTAAGATCTACGTCATCAAATACAGATAAATTAGCTTGTACATCTAATGAGAAAATGTTTCTTGCATCGCCCTTAAATCCTGTGAGAGTTTCAGATAATCTCTTATTAAGATCAGTAGTTGATGTGCCTATAGATCCTGAATCTTCAATTGCCGCATTTACTTCTCTGAAAGAAGTCTTGAACGACTTGAATTTATCTATGATCGTATCATAAGCGGTTGTAGGAGTTATGCTCTTAATAAAGTCGGTATAGCCAGTATTAATACCAGATATAGATTTAGATAGAGAGTCAAATCCTGATTCTATTCTTTTTAATGCAGTACTTGTTATACCAGCTTGTTGTGCTATGGCAGCTAGTTTTTTATCTGTATCGAGCTTATTGAACTTCTCTGCACCCCCTTGAGCAGCATAAAATGCTTTAGCTACTCCAGGTAGTTGTTTCTCTAAATTATCTAGATACTGTGCGCCTGCTTCTGCATCATTCGACAGGTATAATCCACTAGCCTCGTTTTGGAAAGCTTGAGCTGCTTGTGTGCTTGAGGATACGCCGAGTCTGTTCGCGTTATTTAGAAGTTTTTGCTTATTCTGTAAATTTCTAACTTCCTCAGCATCACCTTTATTAGTGGCTTCTATCAGCTTCTTTTGTAACTCTAATCTTTCATTTACCTTCTCTTTTGCTGAGGAGTCTTCCTTTTCTGATTTTCGTCTAGCCTCATAAACAGCTACGTATGCGTCGGCTAGTTCATAGATTGTAGCTGATTGGTTTTTAACTGCAGCTACGGCTCTATCAGCCGCGCTAGCTGTGCTTGCTTCTATTTTCTTTAATCCATCTATTTTTTTAGAAGTAGAATCTAGTACAGTATTGAATTCTTCGAAGGCTTTAATTGTATCTTCTGTTTGTCCGGTTAGTTTGTTAAATAACGGTCTTCCTATAAATTCCCAGAGTATACTTACAACGGCAATAACTTGACCTATTACTGGAAGGAAGTTTAAGAATCCAATTGCGGCTACTTTACCGGCCGCAGCTATACCCTTACCAGTAGCTGTGGCTGTATTAAGTAAGCCTTTTAATGATTTTTCTGAAGTCTTAGCTGCATTATAATTGACTGTAAACGAGTTACTTAGTGCTCTTACTGTTTCACCTAATTTTTGCTTACTATTAGCTAAGCCCACTCCCTCCGAGGCTGCGAAGCCCTGTGCTTTAGCTTCTTCAAGTAATACTTTCGACTGAGTTTTCTGTATTGACTCTAAACTTTTTCTTCTAGCTATTTCAGCTTCTTGTACTTTCTCTTTATTTTTAGCATTTCTATCCATCGAAGCTTTTTCTCTGGCTTCGGACTCTTCTCTGGCAGCCTTATACTGCTCCGTAGTAGCCTGACCCTGCTTAGCGGCAAGTATATAGTCATTAATAGCTTTTCTTTTACCGCCAGCTAGTGTTTTCTGTCCTTCTAATTCTGTTACGGCGGCTTTCTTATTATTTTCCGCTGCCTTTAAAGCTGTCTTAGATGCGTCCTGCAATCCAGGAATAATTTGTCCACGTATACTACTTACGAATAGAGTAGAGAATCCAAGTAGTATCATCTGACTAGAGGATAAGAAAGATACTAATGGTTTTAGTAGAACATTTATTATGCCTAATCCTGATTTTATTAAGTTATCAAATGTTGATGCTAACTGGTTATATGGATTTGGGTCTACTTCTTCTGCTAATCCACCGAATTTTAAAGTACCCTGCTCAACCCAAGCATTTAGTAGTGCTTGTTGTTTTTGCATTTGAGTCATACTGCCAGCAGTTATATTATTCTGTCTAGCATACTTTTCGGAAGCTTCTGTTATCTTGGTGGTTAATCCAAGTTCGTCGACTAGTTCTGGCTCCATCTTAGTGACGGCTAGTATCATACGATTTAACGAATCCGGAACATCTCTACCGAGGGCTAATGAGGCTTCATAAGCTACTTTTGTAAGTTTTTCTAAATCGGCTGAGCTTATACCTGAGGTGGAACCTTGTGCTGTAGCTCTCATAGCTTCGGTCGTACTGATTGAGTCTTTTGTTATATCTTTTAGTCTTGAACTAAGTACACTAAGTGTCTTACCAGTTCTTGCTCCTTGAGCTTCTAATCCTTGTAATAAAGATTCTGCTTGTGCTGCATTATTTAATGCACTAAAAGCGGCCGACACGGCGAAGGCGTTCGCTGCAAGTGCTGCGTATGCGCCAACTAAACCATTATTCCCATCTCCGATAGTCTGGCTTAATTTAGCGAAACTTTTAGTAGAATTAGCAGTACCAATTATACCTTTATTCTGCTTAGAATAGTGATCGTCCGCCTGCTTTCCAGCAGCAACTTGTGCGTTGCCTAAGCCAGTTACAGCTTTACCAGCTTTATTGATTTGCTTTTCAGCTAATGCTAAGGATCCGTCTTCACGGACCTTGAATGTCATTGTAAATGTTGCGTCGTTAGCCATTTCCCTTCTTTTTGACGGAATCCCGTGCTTTTTTCATTTGCTCTGCCGATCTCTGTATTAAATGAGCATCAAGGCGAACTAGAGCTTCTAGAAAAATATCTTTCTCTGTTACCCCGACTACATCCATGTGTAGTGGTAATGATGTATAATCTTTACCCATATAACCTATATCGGGGTAAACTCTATCGCCGAGCCTGTTAAAGACTTCGATTGCTTGCTGCAATGGTATCGGGAAATCTCCGTATTCAGGAGGACATTTATCTTCGGAAGGATCCTGACCCATCTGGTCACAGAGGGTCAGGTATTTATCCTTCGTCATCCCGATATCAAGGTTCTTGTGCCACTTTTCCAGCCTTTCCCACATCTGCTCCCTTTGTTCCTGAACGAAAGTTCTCAAGATCGAACACCGTATCATTTACCCAGGTATCAAACTCTGATGAGTTAGTAACTAGTAGCTTGGCGTTGTCTTGTGAGTAAGGAAGGAGATCTTCTGGATTAACTGAAGATAAGTTAACTAGAATGAAGTCTTCGAGATACTTATACTTAAATCCTTTCCAGTTCTTGATTGTAGCCTTAGTGAACTCTGAAATGAATTTTTCTTCATTTAGTTCTTCTACTGGCTTACGTGTAGCCTTATCATATTTAGTAATTAGGCAGCGCTTACGTAGCGCTGTTAATTCTGGGCGAGAGAGGTTTACTACCTCTACTTCGAAGCCTTCGTAGCCTGGATATTCTACCCACGCTGACTTTGTATCGACCATTAGTTCACTTAAATTCATTTATGCTCCTTTGTAAAGAGGTTTTACAATTGTTGAGTTGGAATTGAGTCTAAAATCGTAGACTCTGTTAATAAGCTCCTCAAAATTCAATCTTCTTGTAAATACTGTAGAAGGTAAGTTGAATTGTAATATTGGAGTTGTTGTTGAATATGACTGCTCGTATATTTCTATATTAACGGCTGCAGTCGTACTTGAATCTGATATTGAATCTACGTTATCAGACGTAATAAATTGAGTTACTGAACCAGAGAAAGTTCTTTTCTCTAATACATATGAAGTAAGATATTTAATAGTATTCTCTGCTAGAGACTCCTGTAAGGTGTTCCCATCGTACCATTTTATATCATTTTTTAAATCCATGTTAATGGACGCTATACTATCTAATACTGTACCACCTATTGTGACTCTCATAGTATCAATAGTAGCGTACTTATTGCCTACTCCATATGTTGGAGTAAATACTGTGCCTGGTATTGCTGTTGGTACATTTCCATGCTTAGAAATCTTAGACGCAGTACCAGAAACTGACATAGTTATAACAGATCTCATTTCTAAATTAAAAGTAATGGATTCTATAACGCACTTAGCAATCTTATATATAACATTGTCCGATTCTATATACATATCGAAATTAGTTATAGTGCCAGTACTATATTCTCTAGCTAATGTTAACACTATTGGTGTTGTAGTAATATTTAATACAGGAGTAGTAAAACTAAAATTGGCCACATTAGCACTATTAACTACAGCGTATTCATGTAGAGATGTTTGGCTGTGCAGTGTTTTTCTAGGGGCGCTTTGCTCGTCAAATGTCTGAGAAGCACTAATGTCGGAATATATTTCTATAGAGTGCTTATTGGTAGCAGTACCAGTAGCATCTAACTCTACAATATACAGTTTTGCGTTTTTCTTAAGGTTGTACATATCTTACACGAAGGGGGAGCAAAATTTCTTCTGCTCCCCCGAGTTTCTATAATTATAGAATGGTTGGTCCTTAATGTCAAGAACTATTTTTTATTAGGCTACGTAACGAATTTTTGTTAGTTCATCTGTGCCACTAATAGTTGTTGGCAGGGCGGTGAAGTTTACTTCGAATGCGATTACATCGTCAATATTAATGCTAGGAATTTCTAAGTGACACTGGCCCATTTCGAACATAATACCTGGAGAGGCCGGATACCCAGCAGTATTGCCCTTTCCACCTACAAAGAATTCTAGATCGAACTTGTTAGTAACAGTTGTGGTAGCACCTAGAAGATCCTGATAAAGATCTATACTTCCGTTTGTTGCCTCGTCCAGGTAGCAAGTGAATGATCCTGAAACAGAGCGAGTACCTGTTACGTGCTCAAGTGGCTGATTAACAACACCAATTACTTCTGGTGTTAGGAAACTCATGTTATTACTAATCGTGATGCTTCCTCCAGTTAGAGTAACTGCGTAAGTCTTAGCGTTAGGTGTTACACCAACAGCGTTTAGAGCAGTTAGACGGTTACGAATCATGTTACTTGTTGAAGTAACACCATTAGTGATTAGGGTATAACCAGCAGCTGAGAAGTCTACAGAAGCTACTTCTGAGATTGTTCTACCCATTCCTGACCAAGAAACTGTTGCGATACCGTCAATTTCAAAGTTAACAGTAGCTTCATTAACACAAGCATTGGCAATTCTATAAATTGTTGTGGCTTCACTTGCAGGGAATACGCCGTTTGTTGCCCCATCCTGGATGGCTTTATTGGCACCTAGAACAAAATAAAGGTCAAAAGTACCTAGTCTTGTTTTATTTGACCCGGTTGTAAAGAAGTCCAGTTCTGTTGCTGTTGTAGCGAAGGCAGTAGAAGCTACCTTACCAGAAGTTGCGGTTACTGCTGTTGTACCTGCTGGTGCAGCATAGCTTACTGTGGTATTTGTTACGGCTGTAACTACGAAGGTATTTGTACCAGTAACTGCAGGGCTACTGTTAGTATAGGTTACTCCAGATACTGAGATTGGATCTCCGACCTTGAAGTATGTTCCTCCTGCTGATGCAGCTGTTGTAAATGTAAGTGTAACTACGCCTGAAGCCAGTGCAGCGCCTGTACCAAAAGGAAGACCTGCGGTTTGACCTGCTGTTGCTGTGTAGTTAGTTTCTGCAAACATAGAGTGCCATAGAATTTCTTCTGGTGCACGAACTACGGTAGCTAGAGTTGGGCGAGCATATGTATCGAAGCTCCACTCAGCTGGTGCTAGTGAGTCATTGAATGAGCGCTGACCACGACGGCTTCTGCCAGTAGCATCTGCCATTTCATTTAGCGTAATCTGACTTGAATTTGTTGATTGACTGAATGAGTAACCACTTAGAACTGGGATTTCCCATACGTTGAATGTTGAGGTACCTACAGCCTGAACTGCGTATACCTTTGTATCTCTATTGAAGAAGAGGTTTGAATCACCTACTGCCATTTTAATCTCCTAAAGTACTTCACTAGTACTTTACCTGTAGGGTCATCTCTCCGACTCCAAGTGGTGCGAGAGCTCCCTGATCTGTATCTATGTCTGTTATAATAATATCTCTTGTGTGACCACTGTTACCGGAAGAGTCGACGTATGCCAACCTGCCATTTCTGTCTATGATTAATTCGACATCTTCCAGTAACTTTTCAAGAGCCATCGTTGAATCTTCTTCGTTAACGTAAGCACGAAGGATGACGTCTAGGTATCTATCCTTAGCTCCTCCGCCTTGGTGGACGATAGATTCTGCTCCGGCGACTAAACATATACAAGGAAATTCTTGGATCTCGTCCCAGAATCTCATTTTAGGATATGCCTGTTCGCCTAAATCTGTTGAATAACCATTAGCATAGCTAACGGTTTTTAGCTTGTCCGTAAGAGCTTCTACAATTGAGCTTCTACGAGTTCTATTTGTAACCATTTAGGCTCTCCTTGTGTAGAATCGACCTATTGCCATTGCCTGTACGATTTCTCGTACGGATTTGTCAACCAAAGTTCTTGGATCTCTTGCTGGAGTGTTCCATGGCGGCGCTCCTTTTGTCCTATCAAATACATCGTATGGATCTCTTTGATAATCAAATACAACGCTTGGGTATCCATCTTTTGTAGTCTCTACATTAACTATTCGGGTACTGTTTGCAAAACGACCAGTTCTATATACCAGTCCTGGTGCTCCCATGTTATTGGCCACTTGTTCTGGTAGTCTTTTATTAATGATAGCTATTAATGATGCCCAATTAGTTTTTGGTCTAGCCGTTGCCTCCTCTTTAGGGGCAGATAACTTATTACCTTTAAGTGACTCTTTTTCGGCACTAGTGCTTGATCGTCCTGTTATTTTTGATTGGGCCTGGCTTTTAGATGAAGTAGCTTTGCTTATTTTTGAGGTCTTGGCTCCACTATTTTTAGCTGCGGTACCTAGTCTAGAAACTGCTATTTCTACGGCACTGCTGGAACTTTTTGTAGTAAATAGATTTGTACTTTTTAATAAGTACCTTTCCACTTCTTTACTTAATGCATTAAGAGTAGCTTTTTCCCTGCTAGAATCTCTTTGGTTTCTAAAGGCTGATTCTTCGTTGAGCTTCAAAGTAGTAGTAAATTGCTTTATTAAATTACCTGCCTCTTTTTTCGCATAGCTAGCTACTTGTATCTTTAATTCTGCTCTATCTTCTTTACTGGCTTTTATTCCAGATAATGCTGTCGAAGCTCCCTTTATAGAAGATAGCTTCTTAAGTATTTCAGCCTTTCTTCTAATACTTACTGATCCACTCTTGTCATGACCTAACTGAAATAGACCACTACTTCTTACCTCGTTTCCGTATTCGTTTATGTATTTATTACCATATAAGGCTTTATCCACAGATTCGGAGTCATCAGCAAAAAATACGTCTAAATGAATCTTATCTCTTAGTCCTGGTAATTTACGTGCTCTAACTTGGTTAATAGATCTAAATACATCTATATTTCCTGACCCAGATTTTTTCTTACCACCAGTAGCTATAACTACAAAAGACTCGGCCGTACTACCTTTGGAGAATCTTAAAGAAGCCTCTCCCTTAAACTTACGCATTGAATCGTATAAATCTTTTACATAATCTTTTAATAGTGCATGTAGGACTTGTTTGCGTCTGGCTATTTCACCAGCAGTAGGATTTCCTACAGTCATTATTAGATTATCTAACTGGTATAGAGCCTCTTCGTTTAGACTATTAAGATCTACACTAAATTCATGTTTATAAGAGTTTAAGGTCTCTCTTAAAGTACTATTAGCCTCTATCTGTTTGGTTATATTACCTACTATAATAGATAGATTGCGACTAGACATTACGGTACATATCTAATATTCTAATAATATGTACTGGCCACTCCGTAGCTAGGCTCGATCCTTTGCTAGTGCTATTATCAATAGAGGTATTACCAAGTGTACGCTTTTCTTTATACTCTTCTTTGACATACATATGTATTAAGTCTAAGCAGGCCATTCTTAGATCGAGAGGTACAGTAGCGTAGCCAGCTGTATAAGTTACTTTTACAGCGCCATAGCCTTCAGGCCAGTATGCTGATTTTCCGTGTATGTATATGCAGTCTACATCAGGGTCCACGTAGTATTCTACAGGATCCATAGTCACATATGCTTTATCGTAGTCTTCTCTAGTCTGTACGCTCACTACTGCTTTTATTGGCCATTCATTTAATTGTAAGGAAGCCTGGCCCTGTTGTACATTAAATGTTTCAACACGTGGAGTAGTGTAGTAGTCTATAATAGAGTGTCCCACGAAAGTTCTTACAAGAACATTTACAGAGTTGATAATGTACTGTAGTTCAGTATCTGCGTCTGTTTTAGTAATCTTCTTATAAGTTTTGTAATCTTCTAAAGTTACTAATGGTGCTCCCATGGTGTCTCCTAATAAGAAAGGGGGCTGCTGGTAGCAGCAACCCCCTCCCAGTTAATGTAGAATTAAGCGTACTTAAGACCGATAACTGACTTAGCGTTTGGAATGATTTCCTTGAAGCCAAGACGCTGAGTTGTTGCAAGAACCTTGTGCTGATTTTCAACTAGGTACTGGCTCTCAACTGTTACGCCACGCTGACGTGGAACAACGAAGTTACGTGTGTTAACTGCTAGCGCGTGGTACTTACCAGTTGCTGCTGCTGGGAATTCGTCGCAAACCATTACGGATGAACCGAAGATCTGACCTACTTCACCAGTTAGCTTTGTAGCCTGCTGGTTAACTAGGTTGAAGTCCTGGAATTCAGCATCTTCTAGTAGTTCGAAGTAGCACTGCTGTGAAACGATGTATGCAACGTCATTTGGACGTAGACCATACTTGCCCATGTTCTTACGTAGGCCTAGTAGAGCAGCTGCGGTTAGCGGTGTTGCTGTACCAGCGGCTGTTACTGTGCGGCTCTGTGTAGAAGCGTACTTTAGAAGACCTGATGCAGCTGTTGCTGAAACTGAAGGATATGCACCATCAGCGTGTCCACCAAGAAGGATTAGGTTTTCAACACCACGTGCGTGCTGACGGATCATGCCTTCGCGTAGTAGTGGAAGAATTGGGATAATTCCATCTTCTTCTGTTTCGTTACCTAGGTAGCTCTTAGCAATCATCTTGATTGTGCGTAGTTCGATTTCAGTTAGTGCTATACCATCTTCTGAACCTACTGCAACGCCACGTGAATCAAGAGTACCAGCTGGTGCTGTACCTGGAAGCGCAGCATTACCTGTGATAGTTGCATAGTTGGTGTCTGGCATGATCGGTAGAACCATGCTTGCAGTTGTCATCGCGATTTCACGGAACATAGGAGCTAGGATTAGTTCTAGCTGGATATCACGTTCGATATTGATTGAAACTTCGCGCTCGAAGTTATCGCTTGATACAGCAACGGATGACATTGTGTTGACCTTCTGAAGAAGATTCTTTGCAAACTCTGTGTTATATCCCTTTCCAGTGATACGACCTAGTAGGAATGCATCGTCCATTTCCTGGGCGAATTGCTTCTGCCATTCGTTGCTGTTGCCGCCACGGTCAGCGAATACACGCTTGCTGTTAGCAATGTTCTGTAGTTCAGCTGACTTTTCAGCTAGTTCTGTACGTAGACCTTCGAGCTTTGTATTTAGGTCTGTGTTGTCATCCTTGAAGCGCTTTTCTAGTTCTGCGAATAGCTTTTCTTCTGAAGATGCGATAACTTGTGCTACGATCTTTTCGTTAGCAGCCTTTTCGTCAGCAGCCTTCTGTGCAGCAGCTGCATCAGCGGCAGCCTTTGCTGCCATTGCGTCTGCAATGCCTTTCTGAATCTGTGCGTTAATTGTTTCGTCGTCCATTTTAATTTTCCTCGACGCCATTTCAGCGCCCTCTGATGAGCCTCCGGTTTCAGCGAGAGGCTGACCACCTAGAGCATTTTCGAATTGTTTTCTAAAAGTAAGATAGTCGCTTTGACTATCGAATGATTTAGCTACAGAGAATGTAGCGTCTTGATTACAAGGTATAGAAACTACTGATACCTCAAGTAATTCTGCATCTTTAACGATTAAGCCATCAACTGACTTATCGTATTCCGCATCTTTAATTAAAAAGCCTACAGAGAATGTCGAAAGAACTCCTTCTTTGACTAAGTTGTGAATATCTCCAGCACTCTTGCTGATGATTCCCTTGATCTTTAGTCCTGTATTATCTGTAAGTATTTCTACAACCTTGCCTATTGGTTTATCATAATTATGATTGAATAGTAAGATTGGATTGGTTTGAAAGTTTTTTAGGCCTCCCTTAGTCCATGCAGTAGATAAGATTCTATCAGCTGAACGGTCAATAGCGTTTGTGCTAGCATAACCTGCTATAATAAGCTCACCGTCACTATCTTCGTGCATGTCCTTGATGGAGGAATCAAGCTTAAATATTTTATTCACACTATTCTCCTCTGGAGCAGGCACATTTTCGATACCTTTTCTCTTAACTTTAGTAAGCGTAGAAAAACGATGACCTACAAGAGTATCAGTTTCTACTTCATCCTTATATATCCGAATGAGTGCCGCGGGGTCTTCTTTAGTTGCATCTATGGAGAAGCTGCTATCAGGAATACCTAAAGTGCCTTCTCTCATAATGTGCTCTATACGGCCCATTGCCTTTCCGCCAGAAGAGTTCCACTCTACAAAATCACCAAGTTTTAAATCTTTTGGACCTGCTGTTTCATGTACGTCTTCTAGACCGTCCTCGTCTTCATCTTCAGAGTATTCTTTAGTATAGTCTAGGGATTTACCTTCTAGCCTATCTAGCGTCTCACTCTTGGCTCTAGCCCATGTCTGGCCGGGGTCTCCACCCCAAAGTGCCCAAGCAACTCTACCGTTAGAAGGAAAACCAGGCTCTCCAGGACTAAATCCTTCGCCTTGTTTATCTACTTCGTGTCTGCTGAAAAAGCTATGCATCCTACGTACAGTACTTGGTGATAGTTCTTGCTTATTTACAAGTTGCCTTGCACGAGCTAGACCTACCGGAGTACCTCCGTCGAATCCATCCTTTCTCCAGTCGAGAGCTTTTTGTGCCTCTTTTGCCATGCCATCGGTAGGAGTTAAATCAATATCTTCTCCACCTACTCTCGCCATTATTAAGCTCCTTTAGTCTTTTCGACTGCTGGCTTAACTGCTGGTGCCGGTGCTTCTACTGGAGCCTCTACTGGAGCTTCTGTAGACTGGGCTGGAGCTGAAGGAGTAGTTGGTACTGATGTGGAACCATCATACTGCTTAATATCTCCAACCATATTTAATAAACGTGACCATGATCCGATTCCTCTTTTTACGAGTTGGAATCTAATTGGAACATCATTAGCGTTTTTATATTCTTCTGCAGTTAGTACTCTACCTTTAGAGGCAAAATATGCACCAATCTGCTCTACGATATTTGTTCGTCTAGTCATTAGTTGTTTCCTGTGTTATCATCTTGAGGTGGTGCGCCCCCTTGTGAAGGATCTACTGCACTTCCTGCTATATTTTGAGGTATACGTATACCATCATTTCCAGGCAGTACATCCCTACCCAATCCGATTCTAGCTTCATTGGCAGTAATAATACCGCCATTGACTAGTGTTGAGTAGAAGGCTGCTTCGTCTCTTAACTCTGGCTGTAGAGCGGGTATTCCGGATACGTTCTCTATAATCTCAAATCCAAAGAACATTTGTAACGCAGAGTTCACCTTCTTAATAATAGGAATGATGGTCTCTAAGTAGTATAGTCTATGGTTTGGTCTAAGATTAGCGTTATTACCGCTATCAACTAGGACAGGTGGTACGCCTAAAGCCTTTAAAATTACTTTTTCGTTGGTGTCTATTGACCCAGCGAAATCTAAATCTTTAAAACTGACAGTAGTTAGTGGATCTACCACCATACCGCCGTCTAGAATTAATGGACTTCTTCCGCCAGACTGAGGTCTGTAAGAAGTCTTCCAATCTTCTTTCATTCTTTCTTTAATACGGTGACTTAGTACGTCCGGACTTCTAATCACTAGGCCCGGTACTGCTCCGTTTGTAAAGAAGTTATCTTGAAAATCTCTCATTGACTTCATAAGCTTCATTGTTCGTAAAGCTGGTTTCAGTCGAGATGCGCCTCTATAAAGTGAGATAGCGCTATTATCTTTGATATGAATAATTTCATTAACATTGAAATCTATAGTCCCTTGGAACGTATATTTTTCAACATATGTCTTTTCGTCTGAGTAGATAGTTACCTTATTCGCTGGTAGCTGATATAAGTGCTGACCGTCCCAATATAGGAAGATGTTACCATCAATAATCAGGTCCATAATCATATTTCGTCTAAACGAGTGAATGTCTTGGAAAGGGTTAGGCTGAACATTTAGTAATGTTTCTACCGTTTTCTTCTTTACTCCGCTTACTTTAGGAAATCCAATCTTGTCAGATCCTACTTTGAAATTTATCTCAGCGGCATCGTCAATAATCATATTAACTGCGCGATTAACAATTTCTAAGTTTTCATAATAATAAATGTAAGTGCGTTCTGGCTCAGTGCTAGGACTTTGTGACTCCATATAGGAGATCCAGCGCTGACCAGGATTTAGTTTTTCAACTAGCCAACTTCCTAGTTTCATATTTCTCCTTTTGGATCATTACCCAATTTTTCTGCTTATCAGCAGTAAAAAGTGCTGGATCCTTACCATAGACACTATGAAGCCTCAGGTGATGTTCGTGGCACAGCGTTACAGTTTGGTTGTAGACCTTATCTTCTTCTTCAAGTATAAATTCGTCTCTGATTTTCAAGATGTCATCTACTACTTTAACTGTATAACCCTTCGACTTACACCATTTATTAAACAATGGAGTCATTGTATAATAATGATGAAAATCGAGAGATTCTGTTGCCCCACAAATCTCACATTGAGAGCCTTTTTCATATCTAGACTTTGCTCTATCCCTCACATATTTGATAGGGTCTCGAAGCAGAGTTGTTCCGGACATTTTTGTCTCCTTTTCTTCTTTTGTAATTATATTATTTTGAGGGGATAAAGTCAAGGTGCAAATTACAATAGGTACGAAAATAACTCATTAAGTAAAGAAACCTGCATTTATATTCTGCGTCAGTTCCTGAATCATTTGCGTATTGCCTACTTTTTTAGCAACTCCATCTACATCTGTAAGATACTGTTCAGCATAATTACCGTTTCTAACAAAGTATAGTGCATTAGGCACTAACGTTGTTGGTAATACTGTTACTTTAAAAAATCTTATATCTGCCATTTTACCACCCTACTGTTTCCCAATTATAGATTTCAACACTAAATATAGCTTGAGGGATTATAGTGCTTGGCCCGCTGGAAGGATAGACCTGGTCTGGATTCTCTAGCACTCTTTTACCTGAGTGCAGCCAATCTACTTGTGCTGGAAATACGTAAGTAGCCCAGTTTATTTTTGCTGCAGGCTCTAGCCTTTCCAGTAGTTCTATCATACTACGCTTTCCTTGACTGTGACTTTCTTAGGTATACCCTTAAAAGTTAGCCCAGTCACAATGTACTCAAAGTTAACATAATATATTCCTGGGGCTAAAGAATCTGTATTGGATAGAGTAAATAGATAACCTTGAGTCACTTCTGGACTAGTATAATCTGCAACAGTAAACGTTTTGAGTACTGCGGCTGATTCTAATGGTACTTCGCCTCTTTGAGACGCTTTTAGTACTGCGGTTACTCCTGAAATAAGTGACTTAGTGCCAGTTACTACAGCGGGAATAACCAGGCTCTCACCTTGATATATAACGTACATTAAAAACCTCCTGCGCTAGTTTTATAGCTATAAAGCGCGTACCTAATAGCGTCGGCCATGTGGGACGCGTCATTATGTAGTGGCTTTTCTTTTTGTAAACTTTGATTTGGATCCCACTGATACTGATCAATTGAATACAGAGTATTCTTTAAATTGGGATCCACAATAATTCTATCATTATCCGCTAGGGAGGCTACATAGCCTATACCATCTAAAACGGATTTTTTCGCATTTGTAGTGGGAATATCGTATTCCTGCGCGAAGTCATAACGCTGCTGCTGGTTAGCAGAATCAATATAAATATAATCTATATTCCACTTATCCATCAGAGCTTTAATATTTTTAGCGTGTCCAGAGGTAACTTCCTCGTTATCTAGGTATTCATCTAGTATATAGAACTTTTCATCTTCCCAATTGAACGCTATGACACACATTGCTGTTGGGTCACGGAAGCCAAGGTCGAGTCCTGCGAATACGTCGCATTTCTTAAGATTTAAATCCTTAGTATCACGAACACACTCTTCTTTGATCTGCCAGCATTTACCTTCGAAGGTAGAGAAGTCAGCTTCATATTCCTGTCTGAACTCTGCGTCTGACATTGATCTGCGTGCCTCTTGAACATCTTGTTCCGACATTCTAGGATTATCCTTATAAGTGGCCTTAACAGAGAACCACTCTGGGAATTCATTAGTAAATCCTCTATCAAATAGCTTTGAAAACCAGTTATTCTTACCACGAGGTGTAGAAATAAATAGTGCCTTTGAGTTTGGCTTATCTAGTGTAGGTCTTAGTGATACGTTGAACGCATCTAGTCCATCTGTAAGCGCGGCTTCGTCAAAGATAATTAGATCATAAGAACGACCTACGCAGCTATCAACCTGATTAATAGAACCGATTCTAATTGTGGATCCGTTAGATAGCTCAATAACTCTATCTTTTGCGTTATCCTTAGCTACCTCTAGATTGAACCTCTTAATAAGCGATCTTTGTAAATCAAAAGAAATACTCGATAGATTATAGTTTGGCGCCATGATTAGTACATTGGAGCCAGGTACTAATGAAACTACCTGGCCCACAACGTTTGCTATGTAGGTCTTGCCTTGACGACGTGATAGAGCAGCACACCCAAAACGATACTTAGGGTTATTTATACCATTTATAAGAGCTATCTGAGAGGGTAAAGGATCTATCTCTAACTCTTTTAGATAGTTTCCAATGGGTACGCGCATAAACGCATTTGGATATTGAACTATAACGTCTTGTGGTATGTCTGCTCTACTTACTATCATATTATTCCTAAACTACTTTGAGGTTGCTCTATATATTCCATCCCAATTAGTGGGAGGATTACTCTTGTATTCTTTAATTCTTTCCAGCATCATATCGTAATACTGGGTCATTTCATCTTTCCAGCATTTCTTTAGATCATTTGCGTACTTTTCCGCAACTTGCCAATTACCCAGACGATATAGCTCTAAGAACTTGACATGCTGTTTCTCAGCTAATGGGTCATGGAACGGTAACACGGTAAATATTGTGGCGGGCTCGGTCTTACCTTTTACTGCGAGTAGATCGAGCTCAACGACTTGGTATGTTTCTCGCACATACTTAGCCGTTTTTGGTCCAATGACGATTTTGACACCGTAAGGCTTGGATTGACCTTCGAGGCGAGCAGCAAGATTAACGCCATCGCCAAGACAGGTATAATCAAAACGCTGATCAGAGCCCATATTGCCAACAACCACGGTATCAGTATTAATACCGAGGCCCATACCAAAAGCTGGTATACCTTCTTTCGTAATTTCTGCATTAAATTCCTCCAGGGAGCTCATCATCTGGAAGGCAGTCTTCACAGCATCCAGTGCGTGGTCTTGATTATTAACAGGTGCATTCCAGAATGCCATCTGAGCATCTCCGATGTACTTATCTAGTGTGCCCTTGTTCTCAAGAATTGCTTTAGTCATAGCAGTCATGTAGCGGTTCATGATCTGCGTGAGCCCCTGCACATTCTTACCATAGTGTTCAGAAATTGTAGTGAATCCGCGAACGTCTGTGAACATGATTGATAGTTCTTGTTCAGTGCCACCAAGTTGTAGTAGTTCTGGCTGACGTTGTAGCTGAGCAACTAAGTCTGGGCTTAGATAAGTACCAAACTGCTTCTTAATCTGTTGTTTCTGTAAATACTCACTGATAAACTTAACGGTATAGATGTGTAAGTAAATTACCAATGCTGCAAGAATGTTGAAGGAAATATCAAACAATATCATACTATGGGTAAACAGATAGATTGGAGCGTAAACATACCCAACTAGCAATATACCAATCCAGACTATTGAATACCTTACTCTTGACAGTATTATAATCGACAACGAAAGTACCACGAATGCCACAAGATCAACAAGACCTACCCAATTCGGAATTGATACTGAATCTCCCTTTATTAGAGTTTCAAGCAGACTGGCTTGTAGCTGATGGGGGTGCTGCGCGCCTGAAGGAGTTGCTACAGGATTATTCAATCCAGCTGCAGTCACTCCTAGAATCACGATTTTACCTTTCAAATCAGGTAAAGGATCAGCACCAATTTCTACTGACTGGAATCGGTAATTAGGATTAATGAATGTTCTTCCATATTCATCTGTTTTAATTGTTTCAAAAGAAGGAATTCGTAATGCTTCAACACCCGTCTGATTTACCTTTGCCTGATACGAAGGATCTCCGGCAGCAACACGCAGCATCTCTAGAGCAAATGCGGGGTAGTATTCCCCGGATGATTGCGCTAGAAGAGGAACTCGCCTTACGACCCCGTCAGTCTCAGGTAGAGTTGATGTTACTCCCACACCGGCAGCGGCTTCTTGAAGAAGTGGGATATTACTTAGAACGCATGGATATTGAGGAAGAAATTCAGTTGCTTCTCCATCGCCGACTATTGCTACTCCAGTACGGCGGGTTGTTAAAGCACTCTTTGAACCAGAGCAATCCGTGGTTACGGTTTGACTTAGGACTGTTGGAGTGCCTGTGAGACTTTCTGAAAAAGCTTTGTCTCCGCCGAAGCGATCGGCTTCAGGATAAAGTATTGTGCTGCCAACGATACCAGCGCCAGCGCTATAAATATCTGAATTAATTTTAGCATAAACACTCCTCGGGAAAGGCCATTGTCCATACTTTTCAATTGCCTTTTCACCAATATTTGCGACTACAATCTGTTCTGATTGTACTGGACTATCTAGCATAAGATAGTCGTAGTACTTTAATTTCATGCTGTCGACTAAGAACGGATTCATCAACTTTACTGATAACAATAGCAGTACTGTAGCTACTGCTAGCCACGGTGATAATAGAATTTTACTCGCCTTGTTTAACATTGATGATGGTTCCTCCAGCCGGGTCATTTATTTCAATTAGGAATGACTTTCCATTACTATCTATAAAGAGATTTTTATTCTCATCTTTCTTGAATCTTACGTCAATGGTAGTTCCTAATGATCTTACGAGACGAATAGAATCACCAGATAAAATAGTGGCAATCTGAGTTACAGTATCTAAACCGAATGTAGTGCCACATAACTTAGTCTCTTCTCTAGTGATACAGTTATCAATCCCTAAACTATTGTCAAGAAAGTCTTCTTTGAGAAAGTCAGCATCTATTGTATTAATATCTAGATCTGAACTTGCAAGCGTGTCTTCTGCAAGATCATCTTTTGCTAAGAAGTCTATATCTAGTTCACTTAGGTCAAGAATGTTCTCTCTTCTGTCACTACCATCTTGATCATACTGCATTTCTTGTGCAGGAGACACGATTAGCATATTGTCAATCATATCTAGCGTTAGGTTAAGAATAACAGGTTGTGATGGTCTGCTGTCCATCGTAGATACCATAGTAGCTTGGAACGCTTTAGTAAGAATAACTGATCCGGCAGCATTAGACACTGTAATTTCCCCTACCGAACCATCAGGTTCCGGAAGTAGAATGACCAAGCTTTTACCGAAGTCATCTACTGTTGTAGCGAAATCCGTACCGCGTACCGCGATGGTAGCGGTTGGAGTTCTAAGACTAATATTACTCTTGCTTATTCTGCCGCTCTGTCCTGTTGCGAATCTTGCTGTACCACTTGCGAACTTAAGAGCCATTCTTGAAGTAGAGGGTTTGCCACTATATACAAAATCGTCAATCACAAGCTTAGAATGCTCAGTGACCTTAACAATAGAGTTATCTATAAATGTAATTTCAACTCTACCATTACCAGTTTGCACCTTATCTAATTTGGCAATAGGTAGCTGAGGTCGTGTAGCAACCTTAGTGGTTTTCTTCACGACCTCACTTATACCTCGGTTTTGTGTAACTTTACCTATATTAGCATGGGCCACCGGCGTTACACTGATTAATAGTAATAGTGCTGCCGTTGCTTGTGCTATTGATCTTAAGTGTGTCAACATTAGTTGTACTCTGTTGGTTTATTGCTACTGTATTAGTGTTGCCTGTAAGAAGCATTTCAATGTTCTTCCCAGCAGTGCCGTTCTGTACGGTAGTAATAGTATTACCATCGCCTGCTATTGTCTTGGTGTTCACAACATCATCTGCGTTTATAGTAGATGTAAGTGTATTGGTGTCGCCAGTGACTGTGATAGTCTGAGTTGCATTCGTAGCAGAAGCCGCTGTACCTTGGTTAAATGTGAGATTATTTGAATCCCCAGTAACTTCAAGGGTCTTGGTTGAACCAGCTACACTAGCGGCATCACCTTGATCATATATTAATTCGTTACTATCTCCTGTAACAGTAACATTCATATCAACATTATCCGCCTGAACAATAGAGCCTTGTATAGAGTTGTTATTGCCTTCTTGAGTTGTTGTTATTGTTTGACTATTTCCCTGAAGAACTACACGATTTTGTTCTGTTCCAATAGTATTGCCCTGCCCCTTTTGAGTAACAGTAATTACACTACTATCACCGACCTGGTCAATAAAGATTGAGTTAGTAGTTGATTGTGCCATCACTGCTGTACTAGCTAGTGATGACATTGCTACAAGTATTAATGAATTCCTTCCCATTACTCCCTTCCAACATAGTTAAAGTATCCTTTCTCTATTCCTTGTTTTATTAATTGTAAAACTGCTTCTTCAATGGCCATCTTTACGGCCATAGTATTTGCTTCATTTTCAGTCATGCCTACTTCGGCCTCGACTAACTTTGTGCCTACATCTACAAACTTAAATAGTGACAAGTCCCTTCCGACGGACAATACCGTTTTAGAAACCTGTACATTAAGAATTACTTCTCCCGTGTTAGTGTTAACGGCACGTAACGCTACTACCACTTGATCCTTTCTATACATGGTTGTGCCACCAATGCCTAAGTACCTAGCACCAGCACCTCCGGTTTGTATATTGGTGTCATATCCTATGATGCCTCCCTGAATGATAAGGCCTGCGAATAACATTGGTTCGAGTTTATTTACACCCTCACCTAAATACTCTTCTCGAGTTTGGCGAACAATTTGACGCTCCTTTGCAAGATCATCAACTCTATTACGCTCCACTACCCTAAACCACGTTCCCCCACCAGCATCTTTTAATGCTGCAATAAGGAGTGAAGTTCCTCCTTGAGTTACTGCGGTTGAAAGATCTGCTCCGGCTGCCGAAGCTTTACGCTGACCAGTTAGGTCTGGAAAATCATATACTGCAACAACAGCTTGTCTTTCTGGGGGAGGTAGACTTCGCAAGTCTTTAGACTGCGTATTTACTACGGCTGCCTTTTCCCTGATGTCAAGAATTCCGGTCCCGGTGGACACACAGCCGCCTAATAACAGGGGCGCTAGCAAGACTACGTACTTCATTACCATTTGAATCCGCTCGTTGGAATTATAATTTCTGTTTGATTACCTTGAGCATCAACGATAACCAATTTTATCTCAGTGTCAGTCTTTTCATACTTAATAACATTACCTTCGAGGGTAAATTCTCCGGATTCTCCACCCATTTCACCAAACAGGTTATTAGTTAACTGTTGAGCTAACTGAGAATATATACGAGATTGTAAGTTGTTTAGAAAGCGATTGAGAATAGAATTCTTTTCTTCAAGAGCCTGTGCCTTTAGGTCAGCTTCTATCTTATCTTGGATAGCTTTCTTACGTAGAGTTTCTTGGTTTTCAATGGTCAACCATTGCGCTCCGGCATTGTTACCCGAGAAAGATGGATTCTTGAATTGAAATACTATATCACTTGCATGTGCAGGAGTGCTTACTAAGAGTAGTGACAGTATGATTATTCTTTTCGGCATTTGTTCTCCCTTAGTTACTATCTTGTTTTTTAGTGATTTTGTTGATCTCTTTCTCTGCCTCTAGTCTTTCGTGTTCGATTGATTTACCGCGCAAATAGAGTACAGTATCTACTTTTTGCTTTAAACGAATTAAATCGTTGTCAAGCATACGAATACGATCAATTAATCCAATTAATGTAGAGTTTGCTTGGCTCAACACTGGATCGACTTCCTCAGTTGCCCACTGCCAAACATAAAATACAAAGTATCCCATACCGGCGGCGGCAATGACTGGGAAACCATACTCACTGATTAGTGCACCAATATCTCCCATTAATCTTTCCTAGCGTCATCTTTGCCGTCTGCTCTAGAAATACGGTCAATGTCAGGTCTAAGACCTAGTGCATTGGATACAACTGTATCAATACGTATAACGTCGTGATTCATAGTTTTAACACGATTGTCTAGTCCCGTAATGATGCCCTTCATGCCACTGATACTGCTAGTGACACCAGCAAGGATGAACTTAAGTGTTAAAAACACGAAATACCCAGCAGCTAATGCCGCGGCAATAGGAAATCCTACGTCGGCTATAAGTTTAAAGAACTCTTCCAACTTTTAGCTCCACGACTAATTTTATAGTCCCTTGGGTATGTAACCCACTTGTTAACATACCATAGAGAATATGTTAACCTATTTATTAAATTTCATTTAATTTAAACCTTAGATTAGAGTTGAGCAGCAAATTTACGGGTAAGAGATTTTCTTTCCTCTAGGCCAATTGTACCACCATTAATTTTTTTAGTCAAAGCCAGGATAACCGCATCACTAACTCCTAGATCACATACTGACCATAGTTTGTTGCGTTCGAAGAAGAATAGCGCTGACTCAAAGGCTAGTTCTCCTGCTACTAGATCTGGATTATCCATAATCTCTGGGCGACCGCAGAATTTTGCAAATGCGGTATAATTATCTTTTCCGGTTAACTGAAGAGCGCCGCGTCCACGATACTTGTATCCGTCTCCAGAAGACTCAGGACCATTACCCATTCTATTGGCATATACTTTATTAGCAATCTTTTCTGGATTACGAGCATAGCCTGCTGTAGAAGCAATAGTTGGGAAGTACTTGCGGAAAGTACTATTTAATCCTTTATCTGAATAGTTTAGGTTTTCTGAGAAAGCCTTGAAATGTCCACTTTCGTGACAGGTCTGAGCAAAGAAGTGAGCCGCTCTAGCAGGAGTCATTTTGAAATGGGCCATCGCCGCTTTCATAGTTCCTGGGCCAAAAGCTCCGTCTGCTGTTACACCACATTTTTCTTGTAGTGCTGCAATAGGATTCTTTGATTTAACGGCTGTGGCTACTGCAGCTACTGCTACTGTTGCCGCTACAGGCGCTGCTGACATGACCTTATCTTTTAGTTCCAAAGGAACGGTGGAAGGGTCGAAGTCCGCGACTGGCGTATAAACGGTGCCGCCTTTTGCTGATTTAGTAGCAATTAGGCGCTGTCCTCTATTATTACCATTGCGCTTTAAAGAGGCATGAACCCATCCTGAGTTAGCTCCTTCTTTAGCGCTATAAAATTCTAAGATGACCTGGTCGAATACTAAATGATCCGCTACCCAGTCTGCTAGCTCTTTATTGGAGATACCAGGTACCTCGAAGTCAATAGCCTCACCATTACAGTGCTGCGAAGTCTTTGAACCCTTAACCTTAGCATTTACGGCTGGAGACCTGTAACAAGAATTTACTTTTACTGGCTTTCCGTAGTGTGAACGAACCTTCTCAAGAATATTTTCACATACGTGTCTCATATTCTCAATATGTTCTTGAGTTGGCATATTGGAAAGTCCTAGCTTCTTAGCCGTAGGAGATGCAGTTAGCTCTTCTAGGGTAAAATGTTCCGTAATTTTGGTCATTACTTCACCTTTTTAGCTAGTTTAGTTACCTGAGTCGCTGTCTTCTTTAGCTCGGTCTTAGCAATGGTTAAATCAGCTACATCTACTTTACCATCCTTATTAAGGTCTAGTGCGAGTTGTGCGTCTTTAACATCTAGCTTGCCGTCTTTATTGAAGTCTAGCATTTCTTTAGCTTGTGCTTCGAATGAGCCGTTTAATTTATTTCCTAGTGCGATGCCTACTAAAATACCGGCTAGAAACGCTAGGACTGCTGCTATAATAATTGTTGTCATTTATATCTCCTTAGAACGGACCGTGGTCTTCGTCATCATCGTCTTGTGTTATTTCTACGGCATCAGGGAGTGCAGGCATCTTAAAATCTGCGTAATTAGTTGTTCCCATCTGTTGCTGCTTGATATTTGGATCGAAAGTTTCAGTCTTCATACCCATCATAGTAGCAAAGGAGCCTACAAACGCACCTATAACCATACTAAATGCTGGACCTATAATTTTAAAGATCTCGTTGTTGTCTATCATCGCGTTAGGTAGAAATAATCCTACTAGTAGAACCAGGACAACGCCAAGCATTACGGAAGCTAAAGTCACCGCCATCAGCCATAGAACACGAAGCTGTACGACCACTTTTGTGTCTTCTATACTCTGCGACACAGGCTTACTCCGGAAGAACAACAGTTTCTTCCTCTACGGGTGCTTCTACTACTGCCGGTACTTCTTCTACCACTGCAGGTGCTTCTTGGGCTAAAGGCACTTTATAGACTAGCTTGTCGCCTTCGTATCCCATTTTTTGATTACGCTTAATATATTCAATAACCATTGTTTAGGTATCCTGTAACACTCTTTGCTAATACGGAAGTTCTACGAAGAGTAACCTCATCAGCTGTCGTGTTGCTTTCTGAAAACCCAACGACCATTATGCCGATAGGATAGTTCAGTAAATTTACTAGTGGACATACCACTGCTTTGTTTAACTTGTGCGCTTTGAAATATCTACGAGTAGAAGTATCTACTGGTGAATACAGCACTATACACTCCGGTTTGTCTATACGTTGCCAAACCTGACGTAAGCTTCTATTCATAGCTGAGATGGGTTCATCTATATCGGGCTCGTGCCCATCATCATCCGAGGGATCTACATAATAAGTTGTTGAGACATTAGTAAAAGGTATCCCTGTTAAATCATGTCGCCCATTATGAAATTGCTTAATAATAACATTATCAGCTTTCGTATATACCCTAAGGTCTTCTATGCTTTTATTTATAATGTCTGTACTATGCAATTGAGCTTTGAATCTTGCTGCTTGTTGGTCGGGTGTAACTACTAAGCTCTGTATCGTGTTATAGCTCTTCACGCCTACATAAGAGGCAAAGACTATAAATACAGCCACCATAGTAGCTACTGGCTTCGCGGACAGGGAATCTATAAGTGCTTTGACAGCCTTACTTAGATCCTTTATCATTTGTTAATAGTTTTTCCATCAACTGTCCATAGTTTCCTTGGCCAAAGTTAGCAATATTAACTGTGGGGCCACCATTTCCATTCTCCTGCTTCAGCTCGTCCATTCTTATCTTATGAGCAAACTGTAACAGCTCTAGTAAGTCCTTCGAGGTATACATACCGGACTCTTCTGCTTCTTCAAGTTTAGCGTCAATCATCCGGTCGAGAACCTGTCCCAACTTATGTCTATTTCTAAAGCCCCTATCAAGATAGACGCCCGTTATATAGTCTTTAACATCCTTGCGCTCTAATAGCTGAATAACTTGATATTCAGGAACTTGAAGCTGGTTAGCCGTTTCCTGTGCGGAACCATATTCAAGATAGGCGTTTGCAATGTCAAGACATTCTGGAGTAAGTGCGATTTGTGTCATAATGTGCATTATAACAGCAAGGGGATTGTGGGTCAAGCTATTTTTAGGCTAGGTGCCGGTATAGGCGATTCAACTCGCAAAATATTTATCTTGACTTTCGTTCGTGGATGATGTATATTAACAAAATGGAAATAGAAACATTAAAGAGCATTTCAGAGGCATTGCTGCCGCTGGACGATATTAACGAGCAGTGGGAGCAATCCTGGAAAGCAATAGAGGAGTTTTTAGATGAACTACATATTAGCAGGTAATCGTCCAGGCTGGAGTCTAGAAGGTCTGAGAAGAGAAGATAGAGGTGAATACAGCTTCTTTTATAGGGGCGACAAGTGTGTACGAGTAATCGCGACCTGGCTACTCGCCTAATGTTTGGTTTCCGCGACGCGATTTTTTAAAATGGAGAAAAGTTTATGTTAGAATGTTTAATTTTGGGCGACTCGATTGCAGTCGGTACAAAAATGTTCGCCCCTCAGGAGTGCGTCTCCTATGCTAAGGGCGGATTTAACTCTTGGCAGTGGAATCGGCGTTGGGGTACGAGTCCTGTCGAGGCTAAAACGGTGGTGATTAGTTTGGGAGCGAATGATCACGCGGGTGTGAAGACGGAAGCGGAGCTGCTGAAGCTTCGTAAGCGAATTCGGGCGTCTAGAGTGGTGTGGATTATGCCTCCTTGTAACGCGAGATTCTGTAAGTTGGGCGTAAATACGGTGGTTCGTAGCGTGGCGGTGAGCTACGGGGACAGAACGATCTCGACGAGTTACTTGCAACCGGATAAAATCCACCCTAGCTGGCGTGGATATAAAGAATTGGTGAGGTTGGCTGGTATTTAGCACCTTAGTCGGTGTTTTTACCCAAAGTGGTACGTGCGGAGTAGTCTGAGCGTGTTAGGAATCAACTAGTCTAACAACCCCCATACCATACCCGCCCCCTCCTGTCAAGCATTATTTTTATTTTATTTTTTTTATTTTTTATATTGACAAGGCAAGCGGTCATTGGTATAAGGGTGCATCAAGACAGAAGGACTAAGACTATGGTTGAATATGTTGTTTCTCTTATCGTTTACTTTGCATCTATCGCTGGCGTGTTTGTGTGCTTGTGGGGCATGGTTCAGATGCGGGATGACCGCAAGATGGTTTGGTTTTTTACTCTGACCTCATTTGTTTTTATGTTTACAATGTGGCTTGGCGTTACTATGTTTCAGAATATGGCATAAGGAAAATGGACATGGAATTTGAATCTTGGCTTGCCGCCGTTGACAAGGCTTTCAATCGCATTACTGGCATGAGCCGCGATTGTTGGCCTGACCAAGATTATTGGTCAATGTATGATGCAGGCGACACGCCAACGGAAGCGGCCATTGCCGCAATCGAAAATGAATATGGCGAGGAAGGCTTAGAAGCCTTCGGCCTTCAACTAGCATAGAAGGGAAAGAATAATGGTTACGCCAATACAAGCGGCCCCAATGGGCAAGACCTATCGCGTATCATCCGAAAGCGCATGGCCCTTGCGAGGACTGGACGGCAAGACCTTTGCCGAACGGCGCAAAGAAAAAGACAATGGCCCTAGCAAAAGCTAGGGCCTATTGGCGCCAAAAATTTTGCACGCTACCTTAAATGTAGCACGTGCGACTAGGGCCTGTCAATAGCATTTATTTTTTATTTTTGCGATTTTTTCTGTTGACACTATGGCAAGGCATTGGTAAAAGAGTGCATCAAGACGGAAGGAAAAACAAATGGCTTATGTAATTTTTGACCTCGACGGCACTGTGATTGATTCGACGCATCGCCAAGCGACTAAGGCTGATGGCTCGCTTGACCTTGACCATTGGATTGAGCGCAACAAGCCAGAAATGATTATGCGCGATTCGCTTTTGCCATTGTCTCGCGTTATGCGTATCATCAAAGCAAACGGCCATAAGGTTATCGTTTGCACTGCCCGCTCTTATCAAATTGCTGATGAGGAATTTTTGGCAATGCATGGCCTTGACTATGACGTTTATTTGTCACGCGCTGCTAAAGGCGATATGCGTGACGATGCCAGCCTTAAGGTTCAATTGCTTAATGATTACTTCACTGGCCTAGGCTTTCGGTCGGTTGAAGCTGCCAAGCCAATGATGTTTGACGATAACCTAAAGGTTATTGATGCAATGATTGCAATTGGCGTAACTTGCTATGATGCAAAATATGCTAACCACCGCCTTGCAAAGCGCGCTTAAGGAATAGGCGGGAGCAATCCCGCCTATTTTTTTTTTATTTTTCCTATTGACAAGGCCAGGCCCACTATGGTATAATGGGCTGATGCCCAAAATTCGCGCCAAAAGCGCCGAAAATTTTGCCCGCTACTACCATTATAGCACGCGCGGCTGGGTGCTGTCAATAGGGAAAATGAAAAAATGCGATGAACGGTTCGTCGCATTTTTTGGCGTTTGGTGTTTTTTTCTCTTGCAAGCTTTGCCGATTGCGTCTAATAATGGTTCATCAAGAGGGGATGGGCCTCTCCTGATAACGAAAGAAAATTTTATGACTAAGGTTGTTGAAAAGAATTACTCTGAAGCCCAAGAATCGGCTTTGCTTGCGGCTGGCGTTATTGATAACGCAAAGGCTTTGGAATTTGCCGAAAAATTCGGCAAGGATGTTCGCTCGATTCGCGCTAAGGCGGTTCGCATGGGCATTTATAAGGCACAGCCCAAGGTTTCCAAGACTGGCGGTAAAATCGAATCCAAGGAAGCGATTGCTGCCGATATTTCGGAAATCATTGGCAAGAGCCTTGAAGGTCTGGAAAAGGCCCCTAAGCTGGTTCTGCAAATTTTGCGGGAAAAGCTTTCGGCTTAACCGATAAAATCTAAAGCCTAACGGCGGGGAGAAATCCCCGCCATTTTTTTTTGTTTTTTGCAATTTTTCCTATTGACAAGGCCCGACCAATATGGTATAATGGGGTGATGCGCTGAAGGCGCCAAAGCACCGATAGGTGCGCCGAAATTATACCAGATTTCCGCGTGCCTGTCAAGCAAAAAAATTCGATTGAACAAACTTTTTTAATCGGTTTTTTCCATCAATAAATCGCTTGCAATAGGGGCAGGGATTGGCTATAAAGAGGCATGGAAACGAAAGGAAACGAAATGAAAAAAATGTTCAATAAAATCAAGGAGATGCCAAAATCCGAATTGTGCGGCTGGCTTGGCATGATACTTGTGCAATCGGCAACATTGCCTACCACAATTTCGGTTCTGCTAGGCTATAGCGACAAATTGCCGCCTATTTCTATGGTTCTGCTAGTCTGGGCTGGCTTGGCGCTTTACTTTGTCCGCGCTTTCAAGAATAAAGATGTTCTTTATATGGTATCTAACGGATTCGGTTTTTTCGTTAATACTATTCTACTCGCCCTAATCGTTTATCCTCAATACTAAGGAAAGGAAAGAAAATGCCTGTTACTTTCAACTCTGATACTGTCGCGTTTCTTATTCATGAGATTGACGACATTTTATCCCATGCCGATATTACTGCGGGCATGTGCGATGATTTGTCTAACTTTCTCAATGGGTTGGTCGATATAAATAAAGCTGGATCAATCGTTATTGTTCCCGATGATGATAATATCGGGGACGATTGGGACGATGATTTGGACGGCTACCCGCCCGATGATGACGGCCCGAATTATGACGGCGGCGAGCTTGTAGGCTGGACTGTTGCCGATACCTAAAGACTGGGTGTGTTACTTCGGTAACACACCCTAGCGCCGAAAATTTTTGAACGCTACTCTAAGTATACCACGCAAGCGTATGGGCTGTCAACCCACAAAATGAAAAAATATGAAAAAAGTTATCCACAGCTTTCGCATTTTTTTATGTCGATTTTGTTTGACGGCATGGGCTGGATTTGGTAAAAGAGTGCATCAAGACGGAAACAAGGAAAAAACGAAATGGCTGCTAAAAAATTCTTCGTCATCATTGACACGGAAACCACGCAATCGGGCATGGTTGCCGATATTGGCATTATTGTGTCTGACCGCAAGGGCAATATTCATCATGAGGCTGGAATCCTTATTGGCGATTTTTTCTCTGACCGCGAGGCTCACCCGTTGTTTCATATCTATGGCGACAAAAACGACGTTTTTTCTGCCGAATCGCTGCCTAAGCGTTACGCGAATTATGAACAAATGTTGCAAGATGGTCGTCGCGTTTTGGCAAGCGTTGGCGCTGTCAATCGTTTCTTGTCTAAAGTAAAGGCAAAGTATAACCCGACAATGACCGCCTATAACTTGGCTTTTGACTCTAACGTCATGGACAAAAGCGGAATTGTCGCAAACGAATTGTTCCCCGAATCGTTTTGTTTGTGGCACGCTGCTGTTGCCAAATGGGGCAATACTAGGGCGTTTAAGCAATTCGCGCTAGAAAATCACTTTTTCGGCAACCGAACAAGTAAAACGGGCCACATGGGAATTAAAACCAACGCAGACGTTATGGCGAAATACTTGCTAGGCATGGGTTTGCCTGACGAGCCACACACTGCGCTAGAAGATGCCAAGTATTATGAGCTGCCTATACTTACCGCTCTGGTCAAGAATACTTCACCAAAAGAGTATATGTCGCCACCACCTTACAATTACCGCGCTTTTGCTGTCCGCGACCACTTCAAGGTCAAGTAAAGGCCAAGTAAAACTAAAGTCCGCTCAAGTAAAACTGGGCGGATTTTTTTTTGTCTGGGGCAATTTTTTCGCTTGACACAAGAAAAAAATCCTGTTAAAATGCCCTGCGGGCGCCGAAATTTTTGTTCACGTTTTGTTCCATGCCGCGCTAGGGCGAGAATTATTTTTCGGATGGCGATTTTTTCTATTGACAAGGCCGCTGGACTCTGCTATAATGGGTTTGATAGCGCCGAAATTGGCCTGGCGCCGATTTTAGCAGGATTCGCCGCGCTTGTCAAGAGAAAAAATTTTCTGGACGCAATTATTCTGGGCGCGATAAATGATATTATGTTAAATGAAAAAACGTATTGGAATCAATCACTTAGGGCGGCTGGGGCTGATAAATGGCGTTATGTTAAATGCGTGATACGATATATCATCACCAATGATATGTTATATCATCTCATGAGGCTTATTGATAATGATTCGCAATAGCAGCGCTATTGCGCCAGAGTGCAAAATAAACAAGTGCTAAAATTACGTGCGCCAATTATAGTGCGAAAATTACAGGTTGTCAAGCGATTTTTTTTTTGGTTAGCGAAAAAATTTATTTTAACCTATTTGGTTAAAGCGCGCAGCGCCAAAAGTATAGTGCAAATTTGACCCGCTGTCAAGTGAAAAATTTGCATGTGGCCGGAGCAGATGCAAAAATTGCACTTGACCGGCCCACCCCTTTCCGCTATAAAGGATGGGTCGGAAGGGAGAGGGAAATGCAAATTATTTCAACGCTGAAAAAATTGTTCTTGACTTCTCTGTCCGATCTAGGTATAATCAATCATCAAGACACGGAAGGGAACATTGATATGACTAAGGAAGTTGTGAAGAACTACTCGGAAGCGCAAGAAGCCGAAATGCTGGCTGCTGGCGTTATCGACAACGACGCTGCGATTGAGTTCGCTGCGAAGTTCGGTAAGGACGTTCGTTCTATCCGCGCTAAGGCTGTCCGTATGGGCATCTACAAAGCTAAGGACAAGGTGTCCAAGAGCGGTGCTCCTATTGAGCGCAAGGAAGAAATTGTTGCGGACATCGCAGCAATCATCGGCAAGAACCTCGACGGCCTCGAAAAGGCTCCTAAGCAGGTTCTCGTTGCGTTGCGTACTCGCTTGAGTGCGTAACTAATAGGAAGGGGCGAGAGGGCAGATAGCTTTCACACCCCCTTCCGAAAGCCTACAGTACACGACCGGCTCCCGCCGAGTACCAGTTATTCACCCTAGGTTGTATATAACTGAGTCTCCACACGGATCGGCTAAGTACGAAATAAGCCTGCTACCAGCCCATCTGGTAGCAGGCTTTTTTGCGTCCGCCTGCGGCGCCAAAATTATAGTGGAAAATCGACGTGAAGTCAAGACAAATTTTTAGCAGCCCTGCGCGTTCCACCGCGCAAACTCGCACCCGCCCAGGGGCGCCGATTATAGTGGCAAATCAATGCAAAGTCAAGTCAAATTTTTTAAGCCCTGCCACATCTACACCCAGAAACATCCAAATCGCCAAAAGGCGCCGATTATAGTGGCAAATCAACACCCTGTCAAGTACAATTTTTACCAAGCCTCGCGACTCCGTCGCAAATTGGTCTTGACTTGCGAGGCCAAACGCAGTATAGTGTATCTTCAACCTAAGGAGAGAACCATGCGTAAGATTTTCATTCTAGATGACATTGAAGTAGTGCTCTATCAGAGTGCTATTGCTATTCCTGAAATTTTCCTTAACTACGACGTAAATAAGATCGAGCTTCACGTCGACGACGTAGATCGTCCGACTGTTTGGGAGATCGTATTCGTCGAGTCTGACGATAGTGAAGTAGTAATCGGTGAAATCACCCTTATGGAGGATTTTTCTGCGTACTTTGACCTATTTGACGATGATGAGGGAATTATCGACGAAAGTTGAGATAAACCCAGATAAGTTGACATAAAGCCCGTTGGACTAGTTCCGGCGGGCTTTTTTGTTGTCTAAAATCAACTTGGCGCCGACAAAAACGAAGATTTTTTACGTGCGGCGGACCTTTTGCACACTTTTGCGTACTTTTTCAACCTCAGGGGAAGTTTATTCCAAACCACAGCAAGCAGACAAAAAAATAGCCCACTACAGTTTAGTAGCAGGCTAACGATCTTCGTCGTAATTCTAGTAGTATTTAAGTGTAATAGTAACGCTACGGCGGGCTAGAGTGGGCTGACGCGCGACTAGTATGGTATGGACAAGTTTGCGTTGAAAGGGTTATAAACCAGTATAAATTTAAAAATAAGTAGGAACAGTTGTTGACCAACAAAGAGGCTTAAAATGACCTTTGTAGCTTGTTTGTATTGCAAATACAATTGTAGCCGTTAAATCGGATATTATACTGTTTTAGTTGAGCATAAACAGTTGTCTCAAACTTTGTTGCGTGTTTGGTGTATCTTCGATACTTATTGGTGAACTTCGTTCGGTTACTTGTTCTTAGGTTGATGCTTTAGTTTGAGACTTCGTCTCTGTGTGCTTGCTTTATATTAAACAGTATAAAATAGATTCTTAAAATCTTCTCCGGTACTGTTGTAGAAAGACTACCGCTTACGCTCCCGTCTTTCTGACAACAACCCTGGAGGTTAAACTAGTGTGTAATAAACTGTATAAGTAAATATAAGCTATTACCAACTAACTATGTTAGTATAATATCATGACTTTTGCGAAAAGTCAAGAGTTATTTTTCTAAGGTATGGTTTAAACTTATTGTATCCTAGCGTTTGGAAACTTCGTTTCCCTGGTTGGGCTGTGATGAACTCTGTATAACACGGCCTGGGCTTGAAGTCAAGTGCTAAATTTATGTCTTGACTTTAGCTTGTTTATGTAGTATAGTGTCAACTATGTTTAAAGATGCAGAAATATCTAACGAGAATTACTTCAATAGGCCCTTTGCCTACAGAGACTTTACACAGTCTGAATTTAAAGATTGCGAGTTCGAGGACTGTGGCTTTACAAAGGCGGACTTCCTAGGCGCGATCTTCGTCGGTTGCGACTTCTTTAGGTGCGACCTTGATATGGCGTATCTAACTGGCGTGCGCTTCGAGCACTGTCGTTTTATAGAGTGTAGCTTCAATGAAGCCTACATCTTTAGGTCGCAGTTCAAAAACTGTGAGATTACTCTATGCACGATGCGTGACGCGATGCTGTCAACTGTAGACTTTCCTGGCACGGACTTCGACTCTGTGAGCTGGAATGGCACTATAATCCATAGTGCTCCTATAATCATAGATGGGATAGAGTATCCTATTGTAGCACTAGACAATGGCTATATGCACGTCGGGTGTGAGTTCAATACTATGGATTGGTTTTATACTACAGAAGAGCAGTATAGTGCTAGAATGGAAGGGCTTCGCGCTCGCCGCTTCTGGAAGCAGAATAAGAAGTGGATATTTGATATGTTAGTAGCAAGGAAATTATATGTATACCCTGAAAATTGAATCAGTAAATGATGACTTTCTAAGAGCTGTACAGGCCGTTATTCAAGAGAATAAACTATGGCGTTATCGCGAAGTCACAGTAGGACTCTACAGTACTAGTGTAGAAGTAAGTACTATGAGTATAAAAGAACTTAATTATCTAATAAATGTTCTAAGGGAACTTGAGCATAATGAATGACAGGATACAAGATGAATCAACGGCGTACTTTCATTATTATAGTGAATTCTCCCGAGATAGAACCACCAGTATAGTTAAAGAAACTGAAGACGGCGAGTTATATATAGAACTATCCGATGAACTCCTGGAACGAATGGGCTGGACAGAAGGAACAGCACTAGTCTGGATAGTAGAGGATGATAGAATTATTCTACGCGAAGAAAAGGAACAATTATGAAGTATGCAATTAAGGTATATTTACCAGACAATAGCTGGGTCTACGTAAGTGAGGGGCCGGTTGATGAAATGCGTGTATGGACTACTGACTCTCTAGAGAAAGCGGAAGCCTACAGACAGGTCTGGGTAATTGATGGTAACGAGGAAGAAGTCGAGATAGTTGAATATCAACCTTGACATCTTCGTGTCAATCCGCTATTATCATTGCATAAGGAGAGAAACGATGACATTTGATGATATGCTAGACCGAGTTTATGATGACCATGACCTAGTTGAGTGGGTTGAGAATGTTAGCCGCGAGACGCTGGAGCTTCAGTACATGGAACTCGTTGCTCGCTATCGACTCAAGTTTAAAGAATTGCGTGATCTATCTAAGTGTATACAGGAGGTTCACTATGGTTAAAAATATAGTTGAAAACCTATCCGACATGGAGCGAGAATGGCTGTCAGGATGGCAGGGGGTAACAGGTGCAGCATTTAATTGTGTTGCTACTGATTTACTCCGCAAAGGTCTTTTGAGAAGCAACGTGGACTGGAACTTATCTCCTCTAGGAGTAGAAGTTCTTAATTACATAAAGGAACATGACAATGTCTAAGCATTTTATTACTGTTATGGAAGGCATGAATGGCTTCTTCGGAGTCCATGTATGGCTTAATGAGGAAGAAGAAGATATTGGCCCCTTCTGGGAACCATATGAGCGTAGCCTTCTCACTCATCCGACTCGTGAAGAAGCTGAAGTAGAAGCCCAACAGTGGGCAGAAGATATGGAGATGGAATACCGTGCTTAATATTTATTTTGATAATCTTTCACCACAAGACGCGAAGGCACTCTTTGATGCGTTCGCTGATAAAAGCTATCTGTCTAATGCAGAGTGCAATCTAAACGGGCATAATTCAAGTGTTCGTCTAGA